TTATATTTCAACACCAACGCAACATCTCTTTCAAGCACAGGAAATACTAGAATGTATATTACTGGTACAAATGGAAATGTTGGCATAGGAACTACTTCGCCAAATAGACCTGTTACAGTACACGCTACTTCACAAACATTTGGAAGCACACAATCAGTCCTACAACTTGGTGATGATACAGCAATGGCAGCTGGTGTAGGTGGTGGTGTTACATTCACAGGTAAAGCTGCTACTGGTCAATCTGATTCTAATACAGCCTTTGGTGGCATACATGCTATTAAAGAAAACGCAACAAGCGGAAACACATCATCATCAATGATTTTTTCTACAAGAACATCAGGTTCTAATCCTGCTGAACGTATGAGAATAGACAGTTCAGGCAATGTCGGCATAGGAACGACTTCGCCAGATGTAAAATTAAGAGTAGACCATGATGACAATACTGTAGCTTTTAAAGTAACAGGTGGTGGTGGTGGTGCAAATATAGCAGAGTTCATCAGAGATGTTGGAACTTCTGGTGTATCAGTTAGTGTCAATGGTGCAAGTGCAAGACCACAAATTAAGTTTGTAAAACCTGCAAACACTTTTGCTATAGGTGTACATAGTAGTAATTTTGAAATTGCAGATAATGATGTTCTTGGAACAAATACTCGTTTATCTATTGACCCCTCAGGCAACCTTGGTATAGGAACTACTTCGCCAAATGCTTTATTACATATACAAGATTCTGCTCCTGAATTTAGAATTTACAGCAATAACACTACTGGTGGTAATATTAACTTCATCGACCAAGCATGGCAGTCGCAAATTCAAGGAACTGGTGGAAACTTGCTATTCAAGACTGGGGGTACTACTGAAAGACTTAGAATAGACACCTCAGGCAACGTAGGCATAGGAACTACTTCGCCAGTTTCGCCATTACATGTAAGTTCTAGTGCGCAAACACAAATTAGACTTGCTACTACCAGTAGTACAGCAGAACCAACATTCCTAATAATAGATGGAAGCAGTGATTATTTTGCTTTTCAAAAAGTTGATAGAGGTATGACATTTAAGCCACAAGGCTCAGAAGCCATGAGAATAGACAGTTCAGGACATGTTGGTATAGGAACTACTTCGCCACAGTCAAAACTTCATGTTAAAGGTGGTAGCACAACGACACAATCTACATTTAGCAACTTTATATCTAATTCTACATTTAGGTCTGTAGTTAACCATGCTAACGAATATGGTCTATATATGGGCTATGCTAATGCAACGACAGATACAAATGCAATACAGTCAGGTAGGTCAAATGGCACAACCGATGAACTAGCATTAAACCCGTATGGTGGCAACGTAGGTATAGGCACGACTTCGCCAGATACAAATCTAGAAGTAAAAGGTGGTTCAGGTGTAAACACTACTTTAAGAGTATCTACTGATGGTACTGCTCTACCAGACCCAGCAATCCAACTATATAGAAATACTGGAGCTTATGGAGAAATTAGATACAATCCGGGCGGTAATATAGGTGGTGAATCTGGTTTAATTTACACAGATTACAGAGACGATACTTCAAGTAAACATATCTGGAAAACTAGAGATGCTGAAAAAATGCGTCTTGATTCTGTCGGCAACCTCGGCATAGGAACGACTTCGCCAAGTGCTAAGTTAGATGTAGCAGCTTCATCAGGCTCAAGTATACAAGTTAGAAACACAGGCACAGCAGCTAGTTTATTATTAGCTATTGATTCTTCACAGAACTCAATATACTCAAGAGGTGTCAACTCATCAACAGGCAGAGATTTAAGATTTATACAAGGCTCATCTGAAGCCATGAGAATAGACAGTTCAGGCAACGTTGGTATAGGAACTGATTCGCCGAGTGAGAAGTTACATGTTAGTAGTGCTAGTCCAGTTATAAGATTAGAAGATACTACAGACCCACAAACATCAGGAGGCTCTGTTGGTAAAATTGAGTTTTATGGTAATGATGGTTCTTCGGGTGGTGCAGGAGTAAGGTCATATCTACAAACTTTATCTACAAATGCAGCAGGTAATGACCATGCACTAGCAATAGGACTTTCTACTTCTAATACAGCACCGACAGAAAAAATTAGATTAACCAACACAGGTCTAGGCATAGGCACTACTTCGCCAAGTGAGAAGCTACATGTAGAGGGCAATTTAAGATTAAATGGTAATTTAAAACTAGAAGGTCTAAATACACTAGAAAAACAATCAAACACTATTTTCTTTGGTGATAGAGATGATAACGACCAAGTAATAGATTTATCAGGTTTCTCAGAACAAGCAAAAATCGTTCTAAACGATGGCTTTATGACCCTATCAACTGGTGGGAGTGAACGTGCCAGAATAGATGGTTCAGGTAACTTGATGATTGGTAAGACCTCTGATAATAATGCTGTAGCAGGTACAACTATTTCAAGTATTGGTATTGTCAAATCAACTAGAACTGACTTTTCATTACTATTAAATAGATTATCAACAGATGGTAATGTAGCTTTATTTCAAAAAGATAGCACAACAGTAGGTACTATCTCAGTCACAGGTTCAGCCACAACTTACAACACTTCTTCAGATGCCAGACTAAAAGACATTACAGGTTCTGCTAGAGGTTTAGAAGTTATTAACGAACTTAATCCAGTTTCTTACGACTGGAAAGCAGATGGCAAGTCTGATGAGGGTTTGATAGCTCAAGAGGTTAAAGAGCTAGTACCTAACGCAGTGTCAGAAACCGAAGATGGTTATTATCAAATGGATTACTCTAAGTTGGTAGTACATTTAGTTGCTGGTATGAAAGAACAACAAAAAGAAATTAAAGAACTTAAGAAACATTCTCATAGCCCGAAAGGTCTTGAGGACATGGAAGGCTACGAGAGCTTAATAGAAACTATTGAGACTCTTAAGGCTGAATTAAAGCTATTTAAAGGAGGAAACTAAAATGGCTATATCATATACTTGGGATGTATCAAACGTTGATACTTACCCTTCACATACAGATAGCAGTTCAAACACTGAGTCTGATGTAATTTATAACGTGCATTGGAGACTAAAAGGGTCTGACGATGCTAACAACGATGCTGATGGTAACCCACAAACTGGAGAAGTTTATGGTAGTCAATCATTAGATGTTTCAGATTTATCAAGCTTCACAGCTTTTGCTAGTGTAAAGTTATCAGATGTCCAAGGCTGGGTCGAAGCAGCTATGGGGTCTGATGAAGTTACAGCTCTTAAAGCTGGGATTGATGCTCAGATAGCTGAGAAAGTTACCCCAACATCCGTTAATAAAATTATAAGCTAGGTATGGAAATATCCAGCTTAATGTTTTGGAATATCTTTATAACTCTGGTCTTAGCTCCAGTGCTGTATAGTATTAGACAGAATGGGTCAGAGTTAAAAAGATTAGATATATTATTAAATAAAACCAGAGAAGAAATAGCAAAAGATTATATAACAAAGTCTGAAGTCAAAGATGATATGAGTGTCCTGATTGATAGATTAGAAAAATTAGATGAGAAGATTGACAAACTCTTTGAAAGATAGTAAAATATAAATGAATACTAAAAAAACTAAAAAGACTAAGAAACTTCCTGTTTCAACATTAGTCGTATCTATATCTACTATACCTTCAAAGCTTTTAACAACTCTGAGAAGTAGGAAAAAGAACAATGGCAAAAAGTAAAAACAAAAGAACAAGAACAGTATCTGTACGTCAAGATTACAGAAAAGGTGGTAAAGTTGAAAGAGCTAAAAAGTTTACAGGTGGTTTTAATACTGTAGCTCTAGGAGCTATGAATCGTGTTAATAAACAAAATCAACAAAAAATAGATGAGCTTAATAAACCTATAGAGCCTATAGAAACAGAACCTACTTTTGGTGCAGTGCCGAAAGGAGCTAAAACAGGTAGACCTGATATTGGTATAACACCAAGTCCTACTCCTAGTGAAAAAACAGAACCACCATCACCTGATGTCGGACAACCTATAACACCTCCTGTTAATGTAACTCCTGTAACACCGACAACTACCCCTAGTCCTGCTCCTATAGCTCAACCAGATTTATCAGGCACTCCAAGATTTGGAGACTTTGGAGGTTTTGGCGATTATGACAGAGACCAGCCACCTAGAGATTTTGAACCTGAGCCTGACCCGGGTGGAGGAACACCAGCACCAACACCAGCACCAACACCAGCACCAACACCAGCACCAGCACCGACTCCAGCACCGACTCCTTCTCCAGAAGAAGATGCTTTAAGAAGTCAAATAGAAGCTCAAGCTCGTGGTGAAATGCCAGAAACAATTACTATTCCTGATGCCTTACAAATAGATGATAGTATAGCTCAAAATGTTACAGTTATGCCAGAACCTACTTCAGTAAACTTTGAAGAAGCTGAAGGAGTACCAGCAGAAACTGTTAGTATTATTAATCAAATAGCACAGGCTCAAGGTCCAGAAGAAGCTAAAGTTTCTACTATACAAGAAATTTTAAAAGTGCCTGAAGATGTTGCAGTTAAGATAGCTCAAGGACAAATCAGACCAGAAAACTTAGCAGAGGCTATTAAAGTTGCTAGAGTTGAAGCTATTCCAGCAGCTACTGTAGCAATAGAAGAAGGTGCTTTAATGGCAGCAGCTCAAGGAGAACTAAGTCCTGAAGCTAAAGCTGAAGCAGCTAAAAATGCTGGACTAACTTTAGCTAGAGTTACTAGAGCTAAAAAACAATTAAGAAATGCTGGTTTATCTGAAGAAGATATCACAGAGCTTGGTAATGACCCTGAAGCTCTTGAAGATAGATTGACAGACTTTACTGAAGAACAACGAGGTATTATTGAGGGTTTACCAGAAGAAGCTTTAGTTTCTAATCAAATTGATAGTTTGTTAGCTGGACTAGAAGCAGGAGAAATACCAATGTGGGCTAGACCTGCTGTAACTAGTGTTGAAAAAATGTTAGCTGCTAGAGGTATGTCAGCTTCAACAGTTGGTCGAGATACTTTAGTTAATACTATTATTCAAGCATCTTTACCAATAGCTCAATCTAATGCTCAAGCTATTCAACAATCAGTAGCTCAACAAAGAGGTATAGAAGCTCAAGCAGCTGAAGCAGATGCTCAAAGAAGACAACAAGCAGCTTTATTTAATGCTGGTAATGTTTTTAAAATGGATTTGGCTAATCTTAGTAATGAACAACAAGCTAATTTAAGTAATAGCAGATTTTTACAAACTGTAAGTTTAACTGAAGCTAAGAATAGACAACAAGTAGCAATCCAAAATGCTATATTAACTTCACAAGCTAACTTAGCAGAAGCTAACTTTGCTCAACAATCACAAATTCAAAATGCTAAAAACTTTTTAAGTATGGATTTAGCTAATTTAAATGCTGAACAACAAAGTTACATGATAGAAGCTCAGCAAGAACAACAAAGAATATTATCTAATCAATCAGCTGAGAATGCTAGAAGACAATTTAATGCTACTTCAGAAATGCAAGTAGAACAATTTAATAATAGTTTAGCAGTTCAAGTTGACCAGTTTAATACTCAACAAACTAATGCAGTTAATCAATTTAATAATACACAACAGAACGCAGCAGCAGCTCGAGATGCTCAAAGACAAGCCGATGTAAATAAATTTAATACGCAATTAAAAACTCAAGTAGCTGAGTTTAATGCTAATCAAGACTTTGCTAGAAATCAATGGAATTCACAAAACAGAGCAGTTGTCGAAGCTTCTAATGTTCAATGGCGAAGACAAGCTAATACTGCTAACACAGCAGCACAAAATGCTATCAATATGCAGAATGCTATGAATGCTTTTAATATGTCACAAACTGCTTTATCTTTTATGTGGCAAGAGTTACGGGATAATGCTGATTATGATTTTAGAGCTGGAGAAAATGAAAAAAATAGAATAGCTCAATTAGTTAGTACAGCACTAGCTTCTGACCCTGAAAGGTATGGTAGTGGTTTAGCAGCAATAGAAAACTTAATAGGAATAATAACAGAGGATATATAAAATGGGATTTTTAAGAAAAGTCTTTAAAAAAGTAAAAAAAGGCATTAAAAAAGTAGTCAGAGGAGTTAAGAAAGTTGTTAAGAAAATTAGCAAAAGTAAAATCCTTAAAACTATAGCACTTGTAGGAGCAGCTTTAGTCACGGGAGGAGCAGCGGTAGGAGCTTTTGGAGGTCAGTTTGCAACTTCAGCAGTAGGTAAAGCATTAATTGGAGCTAAAAACTTTATTACTGGTCTACCTGTAGTAGGCACAGTGGCTAAACCATTTGAGTTTTTAGGAGCTGCTGTGGGTACAGGAGCTGGTAAAGTTACAGACTTTTTAGGTTTTACAAGTGAAGCAGGAAGATTAAATTTAGATAAAATAGCTTTTGACCCTGTTAATAATTCATATTTAAATATTGAAACAGGACAACCTTTAACTCAATCTGAAATATCTAATTTACCTGCTTCTTTTAAAGATACAGCACAAGTATCTGGTTCTTATTTAGATGCTAGTGGTAAAATTGTAAGAGCAGGGGATAAAGTTGAAACAGTAAAACAAACAGGATTCTTTGATACTACTGCAGGTCAATTTGTTAGAGATGTAGGTATGAGTTATGCTGAATCAAAGCTACAACCAGACCCAGAAATACCGGGTCAATATGTAGGCTATGGAGGCGATGAACAAAGTATGTTAGACCCATTACAAGTGTCTTTTGCTCAACCAGCTGTCAATTTAAATGATGCTTATAATAATTTACAGTTTGGAACAGGAGATGTTGGTTACTTAGCTAGTGATTTATATAGACAAGAAACTGTAGGAGGTATGGTATAATGGCACAACAAAGAGAATTAAGACCTGTAGTATCTAATAATTTAACAGATGCTGTTGAGCAGGTTATTTTAGATGCTCAAGCGGCTGGTGTTGACTTAGATGATATTGAAGATAAACCAAAAGTTAGAGGTCAGCTTAGAGATAGTCAAGAAGGTTTAGATAAACTAGTAGCTTTAAAATCTCAAGGTGCTGCTATACCCGGACAATCTTTAACAAACAGTCCTGACCAACCTTATCCATGGGAACAACCAGCAGAGTTTGCTAACCCTAGAGATGCTATTGATGCTATCTTAACTCAAATACTACAACCAGAAGCAGTAAAAGAAATTATTAATGCTTTATCAAACGGAGCTAGTGTTGGTGATTTAGCTATGGCAATTACTTATGCTAAATTTACTGAAGGTAAAATTAACCCAGATACTATGCTTCTAGTCATGGAGCCTATTATGTATTTAATTATGAGCATAGGTGAGGAAGCAAACATACAGTACAACATTGATAACGATGATATTGATGAAGAAGACGAAGAAGAAATAGCAGAAAAATTACAAGAGTTTGAAAATGTTTTTGAACAAATACAAGCAGGTGCTATGGATAAAGAAATTAAACCAGAAAATTTAACTGAAGGAGTAGTAGAGAAATCATTACTCGACAGAGTTAAAGAGGCTGGTCCAGAAATTAGACAAAGTTTATTAGCGAGGGAAAAAGATGAGTGATTATTTAAAAGATTCTAAATTTGGTCAAGTAGCCACTAGTTTATTAGGTCAAGGAAAAAAAGCAAAACGTAGAGACTTTGTTTACAGTTTGCTCGGTGGGTTCTTGAAAGGACAACAAAGAAGATTAAAGCAAGGTTTGAATGATGCTTACAATAATTTACAAATGGAGTACGATAGTATTTTTAGAAATAATCAAGCTAAATATGAATTATCAAAAGATGATAGAGCTGACTATCAAAGTTACCTCAAAGACCCTGAAGAGTTTAAAAGATTAAAAGCTATTGAGCTATTTAATAGCGACCCTTCAGTTTTAGCTTCAGGTAAAAACTACACACAAATAAATCAGTTAGACCCTGACAGTAGAAAGTATGCTTTAGAACTCTACAATAAATATCAAGATGAAGCAGAAAAAGATATTCAAAAACTAGGTAAAGCTCCAGAGGTTTCTATGGCTACTTATGAAATGTATAACAAAGCAGCTATGGATTCTTATAAAGCTAAGTATGCTGCTTTAAGTAATGACCCAGCTAAACAGAACTTATTAAATGCTGCTTTTGCTAAAATATTTCCTAATATGTTTGCAGCTGAAAGAGGTCAATATGAAGTCGCTGTTGAGAATGCCGAGGCTAATAAGAAAGCTCAAGATAGAATGAGCTTAAATTATGTCAAGCCTCTCGAACAACAAGAACAAGAAGATAATCAAGCAAGTGTAGATAATATTAATAAAGCAGCTCAAGAAGTTGAGATGCCTATGCTTTATACTTCAGCTGAAAGATTAAAACTAGATAAGAATAGTTTCTTAAATAAAGTAAATCAATCTGGTTATAAATTAACTTTAGAAGATTTAGATAGAGCTGCTGTTCTAGGAGTCGAGATACCGGGCTTACCGGGCTTTAATGACATTATAGCTGGTGAAAGACCAGTATTACAATCTGCTTTTGTTAAAGCTCAAAAGGCAATACAAGATGGTCAAAATCCACTTGACGTTTTAATTGGTAGAGAAAGGGATGTTTATGCTATAGCTATAGGCACAACTGCTATGGCTTATGATACAAATAAAATGGACTTTGAATTGTCTAAGTTAAACTTAAAAAGTGCAAAACAACCTAGTTTTAAAAGAACTATAAATCAAGAAGAAGAAGAAGTTCTTAATACAAAACTAAGAGACGACTTTAAAATATTAATTGAAGAAGAAGGTAACGAAATAGATTTTCAATTATCTGAATTAACAAATGAAAGAGGTGATAGTTTAGAAAGTTACTTTATTAGTACAGCTATTAGAACTGCTCAAGAACTACAAAGATTTCCTCAATTTTCTGGTCCAACCGGAAGACAAAAAGCTTATCGTCAAGCAATAAAAATACAAATGTTTGGTTTAGAAAAAACATCAAAAGGTTTCTTTGGATTTGGTCAAGAATTTAAATATAATCCTGTTGATGTTAATTGGTTTAAATTAATAGAAAAACCAGAGTTAAGTTTAAATGATGCTGAATATTTTGTTAAAGGATTAAATAACTATGAATATGCTTCTAGATATAGTTCTAGTTTTAAAAAAATAATGGGTAATGAATTTAACGCAGGACCATACAGATTCTTTGTCAAAAATGATAATGTCAGAAATGATAATGTTTGGGATTACGAAGTTATAGAAGAGGATTAATTTTGCCAATTAGTAATAACATTAATATTAATAAAAATATTTCTTTACAACCTCCAGTAGAAACCTATACCCTTAATGACTTAAGAAACGATGATGAGTTTAATCAAAGAACTACAAGATTCTTACAGTCTATTGGCGAAGGTAAATCTGCTGATGATTTATTTGGGTTTTTTAGAGGTATGGAATATAATCTTGGCGATGCTACTCAAGCTATGTTTCAAACTAAAAAGTTTGATGACCAACAAAAAGAGGATTATTTATATTTAAAAAATAAATTTGATAATGCTAAAGTTGGTGATTGGATAGAGTGGGCTAGAACTTCTGCTGATATTGGTCAAGAAATATTAACAGACCCTACACTAATAGCTAGTGCTTTATTTATTCCTTGGACTGGGGGTACTTCTTTAGCAGCTCGTTTATCAGCTGGTAAAGCTGTGCAAACTGGTTTAAAAGTAGCAGCTAATAAAGCTGTGCAAGAAGGCACTAAAAAAGGTTTTGCAGCTTTACCGGGTCAAGTTCTTAATAAACCTTTAACACCTGTACAAACTCATGCTCTTGTTGGAACTGAAGGCATGGTTTATGGTTCTTCTTATGACTTTTTAAGACAAAATAGAGAAATTAATGTTGGTCAAAAAGAAGATTATAATTTAGCAGAAACTTTAACTACTGGAGCTTTGGGTGGTGCTTTAGGCTATGGAGCTTCTTTTGGTCTTAGACACTTAGCTCAAACTCCAAGTTATCTTAGGTCTATCGAAGAAAAAAGATTAGCAAAAATAGATTTAAATGATGATTATAAATCTACTAAACTAGAACAAGCAAGTCAAATTGCTTTAGATGCATTAAATCTTCTAACCAAACCTACTAGTTCTTTTTTAATTAAAGCAAAAAAATCTCCAACTCTAAGTAAACTAATTAAATTATTTAGATATGATGCTGAGAAAAGTTTAATAGCTGAAGGAGCTGGTCAAACTCCTAAAATGAATGATGCTTATAGTGAAAAACTAGGAGATTTTATAGGTACTCGTTTAGAAAAACTAAAAGAAATATTTATAAAATATGATTTATATGAACTAGGCAGTAAAGACGAAGTTATGCCTTTTTCACAAGGAGCTGTTATAAATCCATTTAGAAGTAAAAAAAGAAGAACTAGAAAATCTATTTTAAAATCTTACAGACTTAATGAGCAAACAAACCTAGACCTAGCAAATTATATTAGAACTGGTAATCGAGAAGGATTAGACGATAACTTAGTTAAAGCTGGAGATGAAATAAGAGCCTTACTTGCAGAAATATTAGAGTCAGGGCAAAAAACTGGTCTTAACATTGGAGAAATGCAAAACTTTTTTCCCCGTGTTTGGTTACAAGGAGCTTTAACAGAAGGAGGAGGAGCTAAGTTTATTAATAAATTAGCTAAAGATGAGTTTAACGGTGATGTTGCTAAAGCTAGAGAAACTTGGAAAAATATGACAAATCTTGATATGATTGATGGAACTAGTGCTGCTCCTATATCTTCAATAAAAGCCTCTAGAAAACTTTTGAAGATTGACGATAGTAAATATAGTGAATTTTTAGATAATAATGTTGAAAATGTTTTACAAGATTATATTTTTCAAGCTGGTAAACTTATTACTAGAAAAGAATTATTTGGAGAAACACCTGAAGAGTTTAAAGAAAGATACATAAATAAAATTATTAATGAACTTAAAGGTAATTTTAGTGAAAGAGAAATTAATAAGCTAGTTAGTATTTATGAATTTACTACTGGACAAAAAGGTTACATAAACAGTCCAACACTTAGATTCTTGTCTGACTTTATTCAAGTAAGCACTCAAACAGCTTTATTACCTTTTGCAACTATTACAAGTTTTGCAGAAATTGGAGTGCCTTTATTACGAGGAGCTGAGTTCCAACCTTGGGCTAAATCATTTTTGGGTGGAATAGCAGATTCAGCTGATGAATGGTGGAAAGGAGTACAAGTATCAACGGGTAAAGATATTGGACCGGAAACTCGTAGTTTAAATAGAAGAGAACTTAATGCTTTTAATAGGTCTGTAGACATGGCAAAAGAAGATAGAGCTATGGCTATTTATGGACAAGCTTTAGGAAGAAACTCTACTAAAATTCAAAATACTTTTTTTAAAAGTGTTTTTTTACATGACTGGACAAGGTTTGTACAATTAGTAGGTTATGATACTGGTAAAGGTATGATAATTAGAAATTTAGAAGATTTATCTAAAGGTGGTTTAGACAGGACAACCCGACAAAGATTAGCAGGAGAATTAAACGAATTAGGTATAGATATAGAAGCTGGATTAAAATGGGTAAGAAATGGAGCCGAACATACAGATGATTTTTATTTAAAGCAAGTTAGAAAAGGAGCCGGAAGATATACTGATGAAGTTGTAATGAACCCTACTACTGCTGCTAATCAAAAACCTTTAGTGCATTCTCATCCTTTAACTAAATGGGCTTTTGGCTTACTAGGATTCCCAACAGCATTTTCTAATACTGCTATTAAAAACGCAGTTAGAGAAATAACTAAAGATATAAAAAATGGTAAAACTTCTAGACTAGCAACTCCAAAAGTCTTATCAGGTATTCTGGTTATGATGTCTGCTGGTATAATTGGTAACACTATTAGAACAAGAGGTCGTAATTTAGAATTATTTAATGAAGGTAAAAAACCATTATGGAACTCTGACCCAAGTGCAACTGGTTTAGAAAATACTGGAATATTAAATGATGCTTTAATTAGGTCAGGATTATACGGACCATTTGAATACTATGTTAGATATGAACAAGCTAGAAAATTTCAAAATAATATTACAGCTGCTTTAACTACTGTTACTGGACCAGCTGTAGGAGACATTGTCGATTATATTAGAGCTTCTCAATACAGAGGAGCAACTGCTGAGGCTTTGTTTAGAAAGGCTCCTTTTATTACAGTATTAAGAAGTCAGTTCCCAGAAACATATAAACAGGCACTTGATAAAGTCAGAGAAATAGATAAAGCTGGAGAGCCTATTAGACGTGTTGAAGATGAAGTAATAAGATTTGCAACAGGTGGTTTAGTCTCAGGACCAGAAGTACCTTTTACCCAAGAAAACCCAGCAGACCGTATCAATCCTTTGACTGGTGAACCTTATCAAGAACAGATGAGTAGGCTAGGTTTTGCTGAGGGTAGTAAAGATGTTGTAAAAGAGGCTTTAAAAATTGAACAGTTTGAACCTACTTTTTCAGTTGGTGAGTATTTAAATATACCTACAGTCAAAGATGCTCGTATAAATTTTGGCATGAAAGATAATTATATTAATAAAGAAATTTTAACAGGCATTATTACTGAAACAAATCTAATAAGAAAATATCGTGATAAAGGTTTCAAAAAATATAACAATCCTAAAAAACTAGAAGCTCATTTAGATAATTATATAAATAAAGTAGCTAAAAATACTGAAGAAGCACCCGGAGTTTTAAATAAAAATTTAATGAAGGAAACAATGTATAAATATTTATATACAGAAAATTAATGATACTCTACACAGAACAACAACTAGAGGAAGCTTGGCGAGATAATTGCAAAGCTAGAGCAGGTCTTAATTTACCTTGGGTAACTATTGAAGATTATAGACCTTTGTATGAAAAAGAAATGGAAAAATTTATGTTAGGAGAATTTGAATAGTGGGTTTTCCTTTTGAAATAATAACTATGTTAGCCTCCACAGTTCTTGGTGGTTTAATGAGTGTTTGGGCTGAGAGTAGAAAAGCTAAGGCAGAGCAACAAAAACTTTTAATAACCCGTGGTGAGTTTGGCATGAAAGAAAGGCAACAGTCTTTAGACCATGGTTTAAAAGATAAAGGCTTTGCTTGGACTAGAAGAATCATAGCTTTGACTTCAGTTTTTGCTATTGTGTTACTACCTAAACTAGTAGCAGTCTACTATCCAGATGTTTCCGTGACTGTTGGTTACACTAATTGGAATCCGGGCTTTTGGTTCTTGAAAGAAGGTAGAGAAATATTTGAATGGGTTACATTTCAGGGCTTGGTAATTACACAATTAGATACTAATTTAGTCTCAGCAATTATAGGTATGTACTTTGGTGGTAGTTTAGTTAAAGGTAGATAATGAATACAAAAACATGGATGGACATTTTAGAAACTGTAGGAATTCCTGCGGCTTTTGCTGTAGCAGCTGGGTGGATGGTTTGGAAACTATTTAATCATTTGATAGCAGATGTCCATAAAAAACTAGATACTCAACATAGCATGATAGTAGCTTTAATAGATAGGATAAGACAAATAGACAACGATATAATAAGAATAGACACAATGTGTCGGACAGCTATGGGAGTGCCTGTAGATGTAGATAGATTAGCAAGGGCAGATGGAAAAAAAGACCAACGAAAAGATTGAGGAAATTATGTTAAAAAGCTTAGAACTAACCCTATTAATTGCAGGGTTTTTAGTTATGACTGCTGGTGTCAGCGGTAATATATTTGCCGATGAATTAGTACACAAATTTAAGTCGCCTTCTTTTAGTGGGCTAAATACTTCAGCTCACTATCTTACTATTGAGAATCAAGAGTTTAATAGAAAGGCAGCTATTAAAGCTGAAATAAAAGCTTATCGAGAAGAGCTAGAAAGAGAAGCAGATAATACAACTCTAGCAAGATTTATCAGAAACTTAGAATCAAGAATATATGCTCAATTATCACGACAGTTAGTAGATGCTTTGTTTGGTGAAGACCCAAGCACAGCTGGAGTGTTAGAGTTAATGGGTAATACTATTGAATATACCGTTAGTCCAGACGGTACTATGATTACATTAAAGATTACAGATGCAGAGGGGAATGTTACAGAGATTACTGTTCCTATCGGTTCTTTTACTTTCTAGTTGTTCAAGCCTTAGACACAGTTCTCTATTAGATGAGAATGTCATAGGAGCTTATTCAAAGAAAAGACCAAGTACCGTATTAGAGTTACAGTCAGAAGAGTTAAAAAACTTAAGACCGGCTAGAATTAAGCCGACTATTGCTATTTATCCTAATAGCTTCACAGACCTAACAGGGCAAAGAAAGAGTAACAGTACCTTTGCTTTATTTAGTTCTGCTATAACTCAATCACCTGATGCTTTACTTATCAGGGCTTTTAAACATGCTGCAGATGGTCAATTCTTTACAGTTGTCGAAAGAGTAGGTCTAGATAACTTAACTAAAGAACGACAAATAATTAGAACAACCCGCAAAGACTTTGAAGATAATACAGAGTTAAACCCTCTTATCTTCGCAGGTCTACTGGTTCAGGGCGGAGTCATTTCGTATGACACGAACCTAAAAAGTGGTGGTAATGGTGCTAGATATCTAGGCATCGGCATGAGCCGCCAATATCGTGAAGACACTGTGACAGTTTCTTTACGACTAGTTTCTGTTAATACCGGAGAAATATTAATAGAAGTACTAACATCAAAGACTATCCTATCTGTAGGAGTTTCTAATGATATCTTTAGATTCATTGAAGCTGGGACAGAGTTAGTAGAAATAGAATCTGGTGTTACACAAAACGAAAGTGTATCTATTGCTCTCCAAAAAGCGATAGAGACAAGTGTACTAGAAATAGTACAACAAGGAATAGAGAGGAGATTTTGGAGTTATGAATAGAATAATTATATTATTAGCTTTCTTAGGCTTTATAGCCAAAGCCGACAATGAAATATACATCAATCAAGTTGGTTCAGACTTAAACCTAGATGTTGAACAACTAGGCGGTTCCAACCTTATTGGTGGTCTTGATGCTGTTTCAGGTCAAATGACTGCACTAGAATTAACTGGTGGTTCTATGACTTTAGACATCAATCAACTTGGGGATTCCAACAAATTTATTGGAGACATTATCTTAGATTCACTAGTAGGTTTTTTTGAATTTGATGGTGATAGTAATACTTTTGAAATTCAAGTAGACCCAACAGATACTTATAGTGCTGATGGTGGTAATTACTATGTTGATGTTACAGGCTCAAGTAATGACTTTGAGTTAAATGTTGCAACAAATGCTTTAGCAGAATACTTAGACCTCGACTGGATTATCAATGGTGATTTAAATACCATAGATTACACAGTAGATATTGATGGAGCCACATCTTATTTAGATATAGATGGTGACTCAAACAGTGTGGTCTATAATGGTAGTGGTTATGCTGATGGTTATTTTTATCTAGACCAAACAGGTAGCAGTCGAGCATTTAATATTACACAGAGTTCAACTTTAGCAAGTGATTGGCTTAAGATTATTTCTACTGGCAATAATGGCACTGTCTGTATCATACAATCAGATTCAGGCAGCACAAGTTGCTAGTATAGGAAGCATAACAGAATTAAAAGGTATAGGGAGAGTAGTAAGGGAGCAAGACCCCTTTACTGCTGCTCTCGCTTTTACTATTAATAGTTTTGATAATGTCGAAACTTCTAATGGTCGAATAGGTATAACTTTTCTAGACGACTCGCAGGTTCGACTTACCGAACACTCACAGTTAGTTATAGATGAGTTTATCTATGACCCTGACCCATCTAAATCTAAGATGGCTCTACAGTTTGCTAGTGGTACAGCTAGGTTTATTACCGGCAAATTAGCCTCTATCAATAAAGAAAACATCTCTATCAAGACTCCAAGTGCTACTATCGGTATTAGGGGAACAGACTTTACTGTTACTGTTGATGAACTCGGCAGGTCTTTAATAATACTATTACCAAATGAACAGGGAATTGCTTCTGGTGAAATAGTTGTTTCTACTTTAGCAGGACAAGTAGTTCTCAACAAACCCTATCAAGCTACTACAGTTGAGTTGCTTGAAACAACACCTAGTAGTCCTGTTATTTTAGACTTGACTCTAGATATTATTGACAACATGTTGATTGTCAATCCACCAAAACAAGACTCAGATTTTGTTAATGAAGAAAAACAAACAGATGGCTCGGACAATATTCTAGACATAGACTATTTAGAGTTTGACGAACTAGAACAAGACTACTTAGCAGAAGATAACTTAGAGTTCACCGAACTTGATATCAACTATTTAGATGTAAATTTCTTAGAAGACCTTCTAAGTATTATAGAAGAAGTTGATGAGTTAGAACAAAATGTTTTGAACACTGGTGATATTAGTGTTCAAGGCACAGCTTTTGGTTTTGACTCTAACACTCAAGTAAATACTTTTATTACTGACACAGTTATAACTTTCTTAAGACAAGTAGAAGACACAGTAAGATTAGATTTAGATACTAACAACAGTTATAAGGTTTTAATTATACAAGATGGCAAAGCAATTACTATTACTCTTAATGGCGGTAGTAACTCTTCCATTACTATCAAGCAGTCTTCCGGATGAAGTGGGCTAGTCTTTTACTTTTTTTATTGACACTTCCCTTAGTGTTCAATGCTCCGCCTTTGGAGATACTAAGACTCAAAACCTTTGATGCCCTTGTCAAGACTCCAGAGCCTACTGGTTACTTTACTATCCTCAACATTGATGAAGAGTTTATAGACCAGCAAGGTGGTTATCCTTTACCTCGTCAGACCCTAGCAGACATACAACTTAAGTTATTACAACAAGGAGCCTTGGGGGTTGGCTGGACAATACTCTTTCCTCATCCTGATAGACTAGGAGGCGATGAAGCCTTTGCTGAGATGCTTGGTTTAGCTCCTAGTGTCATAGCAATGCCCGAAGTAAATAATAATAAATATCCACAGACACACGGAACAGTTATCTTAGGACCTGATATTAGTTTAACTCAAGCTCAAGGTTTCTTAGAAAACATTCCAGTCTTAAAAGCCTCTGCAGCTCAAGGAGCTGTGTCAGTGCCGGTTGATATAGATAATCTAGTTAGACAGATACCCCTCATCCAACAAACCCCAGAGGGCTGGGTAGCTTCTTTTGGTACAGAAGTTCTTAAGATACTTGGCGGTGGCAATACTTATCAAATAAAAACCAACGAGAACGGTATAGAGATGATAAGAGTAAAAGGTATACCACCTATCTCTACAGACTCAGCAGGTAAAAAATGGATTAGTTGGGTCAAGACACCAGAGACTAACCTAACTGAAATGGATGTGCAGGGTAAGTTTGTTTTTGTTGGTTTTACTGCTTCTGGAATACAGAGACAACTAGCAACTCCTGTGGGTTTATTAGAGCCACATAAAATTCAAGCAGCCTTAGCTGAGTCTATTTTACTGGAGACACCTAGCATACCAGACTATCGTTTGTTTGCTGAACTAAGTATCTTAGTAGTAGCTGGTTTACTCGTAGGTATTTTAACTGGTTTCTTAGGTATTACTACAGGTTTAGTCTCAGCCTTAAGTATCTTTAGTGGGGTAGCTTATCTTGGTTGGTCTTTCATACAGCAGAATCTTTTGATAGATGTCACATGGACTCTAATAAGTTTATTTTTAATTTCTGCTCAACAGTTCTATCTAAACTTTAGAACTCAGTTTAAACTTAGACAACAAATCAAGAAGCAGTTCTCTACTTATCTTGACCCTCGACAAGTGGCTAGACTACAAAAGAATCCAGAGTTATTAAGATTGGGCGGTGAAAGAAGAAACTGTACGATAATGTTTACAGATGTCAGGGGTTTTACTTCTATGTCAGAGAAACTAGAACCAGAAGAAGTTATTGAGATAATGAACAAAGCTTTAACTATTCAAGCAGATGCAGTCAAAGCTAATGAAGGAATGGTAGATAAATATATCGGTGATGCTATGATGGCTGTTTGGAATGCTCCAGTAGATGTTGAGAACCATGAGCAAAAAGCTATTAAGACAGCTCTTCAAATAACACACGCAATGCAAGAAGCACAGTTAGATATTGAGATTGGTATAGGAATAAACTCTGGAGAAGTTGTTGCAGGAAATATGGGAAGTGAATCTCGTTTTGAATATAGTGTTTTGGGCGATGCATGTAATCTTGCAGCTCGGTTAGAATCTTCATGTAAATCTGTTGGTAAAAATTTAGTTATTGGTGAGGCAACCATTAGCAAATATAAAGGTAAAGTAACAGAGTTAGAGTCTATTTTTGTCAAAGGTAAGGAAAAACCGGTAAAAATCTACACAATTTAAGCTAAATGCTCTGAGAGCCTCAGATATCGCTTCTAAGCAATTTTGTTAGTTTTTGGACATATAGTATTACTTGAATGCTTTACGTTCAATACAAGCGATTCTGTGAGGTCATTTTTTCACAGATTTAGTTTTTTAGTGCATTAACTTCTTTTTCTAGAAACTTATGTAGTGGTTCGAGTTTAACTTTACCATTTCTAACAATACTTTTAATCATCTCTCTTTCATGGAGAGGAAACACAGTATCGATTTTATTTTCTGGTAACATGCTAAGCTCTGTTACAATTTTATTTTCTCTAGTTAATAAAACTTTAAAGCTAATTAAGTTTGCTTCTTTATTATTCATTTATATTTTCTAAGTTACTAAAAGTAACTTTATCTTGTCTACCTCTTAAACCTGCCTTCATGTAAGTAGTAGCCCTACCTTCAAAAAAGTTTTGATGTTCAACACCCATAACTTCATCTAGCCAAGTAAGAGGATTTTCTTTTTGATTGTAATTAGGTTTAAGACCTAGTTGTAAAAGTCTTCTATCAGCAATATAACGATTGTACTTGTACATATCTTCTTTAGTTAAGCCTTGAATATTACCCATTTCAAAAACTAAATCTAAAAATTTATCTTCTAGTTCAACCATTTGTCTACAGATATCGTATATCTCTTTTTTAAATTCATCTGTCCAAATATCTATGTTCTCTTGAATGAATTGTCTAAACAGTTTAGTCATAGCTTCGACATGCATGGACTCATCACGAATAGAGTAAGTAACTATCTGTCCCATGCCTTTCATCTTGCCGAACCTTGGAAAGTTTAATAAGATTGCAAAACTTGAGAACAACTGTAGTCCTTCAGTAAAGGCTGAGTAGACTGCTAAAGTTTTAGCTATACTTCTTTTATCTTGTCTAGTAGTCTTAATATCATTGATATATTCATGTTTGTCGGACATCTCTTCATACTCAGCAAAAGCTTTATACTCATTATCAGGCATACCAACAGTATCAAGTAATAAACTGTAAGCATGTTGATGAATAGATTCCATATTAGCAAACGAACCCATCATCATACGAGCCTCTGGTTTTTTAAATATTCTCATATATCTGTCTATATAACCAGCACCAACATCAACATCTGATTGAGTAAACAATCTAAATATTTGTGTTAGTAAATTCTTTTCAACATCCGAAAGGTCTTGCCAATCCTTAACATCTGTATGTAGTGGCACAGACTCCGGCATCCAATGCATTTGATTTTGCAGGACATAGTAATCAAACATCCATGCATCATCAAAAGGTTTATAATATTCTCTATTTGCTAGTAAACTCATAATCTAACTCCCTTAATCTTTTAATATTTTCAGTTGCTTCTACATATTTTTTAAACAGCTTATCAAAAGTAGCCACCATATCAGGGTGGTCGGCTACTGCAACTGGATTAGTAATATACAACCTTAAATTAGTTTTAGCTATTTTTTGTTGTGCTGAGTATTTTTCATACAAAGCTTCAAATAATTCATTAGTAAACATTTTATTTTTTACTCCTTTTAATTTTTTTTAACCATTTAGCACCATCTCGTTCAGCATCTAAGAATACTGCTCTAGTGAAAAGTAAAGGTATAATAACACTACAATGCACTGCAAAAGAGACAACAGAGTTATAACCATACCAACCCATGTAGTAAGTAGCAAGTAAACCAAAAAAGAAACTCCAAACTGTAAACAAAACTAAAGTAAAGTAAGCCTGTATAGATGGGTCTGGTATATACTTAAGAGGATTATATCTATTGTCCATAACTAATTTCCAACAACTGTCTATCCAATATATTGTTTCTAATAATTTTTTTTTCATCCTTGTCCTCTATATTTTTTAAAGCTTCTTCTTTTATGTTTGTTCATCGTAGATGTTGCTAAGTTACCTTGCCCTTGCGAAGTTTTTTTACCGTTTACTCCTGCAACTGGTTTATGTGCGGTAGAAAACTGACTCTTTGATTTCTTCGGCACTATCCCTCACAAGCTATACAACCCTCGTCTAGTTTAATACGAGGTATTTTAATATTAACATTCTCTGCATTCCTTGCAGCATTCGACCTAAAATAATACAAAGATTTTAACTTACAAGCACCATACCAATGCACATCATTAACATACTGCATGTAATCATCATGTACTTCTTGAGACTCAGTGGCTTTAGGTAAGACAAAAAATAAATTTACTGATTGAGATTGACAAATAAACTCTTGTCGTTTGTAAGCATGTTCAACTAACCATATCTGATTTATTTCATTAGCAGTTTTAAATAACTCTTTTTCTTCTGCTGTTAAAAATTTTAAGTGTTGTACCGAACCATCATGTCCAGCAATGTCTTTCCAAGTCTCTATTAACTCTTGTCCTTTTAAACCTTTAGACCTAAGAAGTTTTTCTAAATACTTATTCTTTACTTGGTAGCTCCCCGAAAGAGTTTTGTGTGTATAAACGTTAGCCCTGTAAGGCTCAATCGAAGGAGAAGTCCCGCCACATATAATACTAGAAGAAGCATTAGGAGCAACAGCAAGAAGATGAGCATTCCGAACCCCACTACCAGAGATATCAGGAGCTTCTCCCCTTGTATCAGCAAGTCTTTGAGAAGCCTCGAAAGCTTTTGCTTTGATGTGGCTAAATGCTTTATGGTTGAAGCCAGAAGCAAAGATGCTTTCAAAAGGTATTTGTTTAGATTGTAAGTAAGCATGGAAACCCATTGCTCCCAAGCCAATCGACCTTTCTCTGTAAGCTGAATAAGCTGCTCTCGTAAAACCCTCTTTACCTGCTCGTATATATTTTTTAAATCTTTTAAAATTAGCATTGTATTCTCCTAGCTGTGTAGTATCTACTGCATTATCTATAAAGTGTTGCAGTACATTGTCTAGCATAGTAACTAAATCATTAATAAAGTTTTTCTTTTTAGACCACTTATCAAAATGTTCTAAGTTTACCGAAGACAAACAACAAACAGCTGTTCTTTCTTCATCAGTAGGTAGAGTAATTTCAGAGCATAAGTTACTTTGTTTAATCTCTAAACCCAAATCTTTTTGTTTTTGTGGTAAAGCTTCATTACAAGTATCTAAGTTGACTATGTAAGGCTCTCCAGTTTCTGCTCGAGCATTTAATAATTGCCACCATAAATCCCTTGCATTAATAGTTTTGACAGCTTCGTTTGATTTAGGGTCAATCAATCGCCATTCTTCATCGTTTTCAATAGCTCGTAAAAATTCATTATTAATATTGACTCCATTGTGTAAGTTCAAGCACTTTCTATTAATATCACCACCTGACTCTTTCCTCATATTAATAAACTCTTCAATCTCTGGGTGCCAAATATTCATGTAAGCAGCATAACTACCTCTTCTTGTTACACCTTGATTAAAGGCTAACATCTGTGAATCTACAACATGCATGAAGGGGATTGAACCAGTAGACTTACTACCGTGAGCAGTAGATACACCGTTACTACGCACATCTCCCCAATATCCACCAATACCTCCGCCTGAACTAGCCAACCATATATTCTCATCATAATGAGATGACAAACCAATTCGGCTGTCAGGAACATAATTAAGGAAACAACTAATAGGTAGCCCACGACTTGTTCCCCCGTTACTAAGTATAGGAGTGCTAAACATGAACCAACAACGGGAACTGTAGTTGTACAGTCGTTGAGCCAGTTTAAAATCCGTAACTCCTTTGAATGTTGCTCCGAAGACGGAGGCTCTTGCGAATGCTTCTTGGGCATGTGTTTCTTCTCCTGTAAAATATCTATCTTTTAGAGTATCTAAACTAAATTTATCTAAAAGCTTTTCATTATCATAATTAATCTTGATGCCTAGATATTCTTTTGCTCCTACTTTATCTTCCATCATTCTCCTGTAGCAAAAAATTTCTTTAGTCTGTCATGGACATATAACATGATTATACCGTAGTGAATAATCTTTAAAAGGTCTTCTCTGTTTCTACCTCCTTTTTTACCATATCTCATAGCATACTTAATTATATTACCAATACAAAAACCCTCACCATGTCCGGACTCTATAATTACATCTGCTGCTTGATACTTACCAGCCGAATAGTGTTGTCTATAAGTAGAATCAACATAATCTTTTATTTCTTTTATTAGTTTATCTTCGTTAAGTTTATATTTTATATTCATTTTAGTATATCTTTTAAAGTTATATCTGGATTTTTCTTGACCTGCTTGTAAAACCAACGTAAAGAATAAGCACTAACCATCATTTTATTATTAGCATACACATGTGTTTGTGTCGGTAAAAAATTGTTCAAGTTGTTGACAGTTATTTTTTCACTATCTTCACCTTCAGGCACCATAGTTTTCAACCACTCTATTAACAATTCTTTACTTCTTCGTCTTAATCTTTTTGCTTTCTTACCATTCATAATACAGCAGAGTCATAGTTTTTTACTAATTTCCAATAAGTTAGTAAGCTTTCAAACATTTTAATATGCTTGATATGAGATTCTTTATCCCAGATATGACCTAAAACCAAATCAGTTTGTTGTCTATCTACGAAGATTGAAACCCTTTCAGGTTTAGAAAACCCACAGCCTTCAGCATAAGCAGATAATTGCATACCATGTTCATCATAGACTAATTTAGCAGGTTCCTTATCTACTAAATTATCTTTTGTTTTAAAGTCTACAAAAATACCAGACTTAGAATATAAATCTATTTTACCTCCATAGCCTTTTTCAGAACAAAAAGAATCCTCAGCAATCCATTTTTCATTAGGAAAGTGCTGGTCTAAAAATGCTTTAACAGCAAAATAAGATTTGTTTTTAGATTTACCCTCAAAACCTTTTTCAATGAGAGCATGTATTTTAGTACCTTGACTAGCGGCAGTTTGCCCTATCTCTCTCTGAGCAGTTTTACATCTGTAAATAAACTCTTCTACTGACTCTTCTTCTGTTTTCTTTAAAGCAACAGAAGCTTCTAAAGCTTTGTTTATCTTCCAGTTTTCTAGTGATGGTTTTGCTACTAGATTTAAAATAGTAGTAACAGAAGGAACTAGTCCTTCTTTCTTAGCATCTCTGAGGGTAGTGTTTCGTTCTTTACCGTTTGCTCCTACTATGGTGTAGGCAGGTAAGCCTTCTCTGTCATACCAGTGTCCGGCTTCCGATGTGAACTTATTAATATTATACACTTCAGATTTAGAAGTGTCCACTATATCTTTATTTTTGTTTGTCATTTTTTTCTATTTCTTTCTTGAAAGCTTTAATAACATCAGATGAAAATAGTTTTTGAAGATTTATTAAATACATCCTACTAGCATTATGGTCGCCACCACAAACTGTTTTAAAGTAATCTAACTTTTCAACGATAGATTTAAGGACTTCAGTGCTGAAAACTAAAGTACAGAACTCTTTATCTCCAACACAGAGATTATGAAACCAGTAATCTGATTCAGTAGCTTTTATACCAGAGGGCTTACCATAGCTTTCATACTCAATAGCTATATTTCCTGTTTTCATCCACATGCCTCTCTCAGATTTAACTTCAATCTTTTTATTGAAAAGCATCTCAGCTACTTTATCTTCTCTGATACTGCCATATTCAAGGTCAATATCAAATTTCTTTCGGTCTTTTTTAGTGGGTTTCACTCCAGTTGTCTCCGACTTTGTATTCGCCATCGAGAGGACATCGCATATTAAAGTACTCACCGGCATCTTGAATACTCTGAACAGCTAATTGTCCTGCTCGTTCTGCTTGGCTTTCTTTGACCTCAAGTTGCCATTCATCGTGAATGTTTGCAACAAACTTAAAATTAATCTTAGCTTCTTTTAGTTTGTTATGCAATAAAATTAAAGCTTTTTTCATTACTATGGCTCCTCCTCCTTGTAATAAAGAGTTCAAAGCAGCATGTTTGTGTCTTAAAAATATCTTTCTACCGTCTAATCCTTTGAGGAAATTTCTTTGAGCCGCTGTTTCAACTCTTGTCTTAAGAGATTTAAGTGCTGGTAAACTAGCAAGAAACTGTTCTCGCAGTTGTTTACCATCTGCTCTATTTCCTGCAACGATGCTTCCAATTTTTTCATCTCCTGCTCCGTATATAAGTGCATAGATGAAAGTTTTAGCCTCGTCTCTTGATTTAAGTCCAGCAAACTCTTGATTAGTTGTGTGAATGTCTCCATTGATAATTTCATTTATATATTCCTCGTCTGACATATAGTGAGCTAACATCCTTAGTTCTAGCCCTGAAGCATCTATACCTACTAACTTATAACCTTTTGGCACTGTCCAACAAGCACGACACTCTTTACCATAAGGACTGTATACTGCCGGTACTTGAGCCATGTTAGGATTTCGATGCGACATTCTACCAGTAATTGTGCCAGTAGAAATAACAGCACCATGCACCCTACCATCGTCTTTAATATTATCTATCCAAGACTCTATTTGACCAACCCTTTTTTGTATTAATAAATATTCAGCTATTAACTGAGCTTCTTTAATATGTGCAATCTTGCTTAAAGTTCCTTCATCAACTATTGGTTGTCCGGTAGGGGTAAACCTTTTAGGTTGCCAACCAAAATCAATAAGATACTCGCCAATCTGTTGACGAGAGCCGAGATTAAATTCTCTAAGTTCTTTTCTCATAAAAGGAGTAGTGTCATTAGTTTCAACTCTTTCCTGATACTCAACGGAGGTAAGTCCAGATTTTGATAAAGTGCCATCTTTTTTAAGCTTGGGTATAACTTCCTTAACAGGAATCCACTTAGGCTTAAAAGTAGCATGAACTTCATCTTCTACTTCTTTTTTTCTTTGATTTAAACAACTTAATAAATCTATTGCTCTTCTCTCATCAAACAGAAAACCATTTAGTTCTTGTTCTATTAATATGTTGGTGGTATTGTGTTCTAAACTAACAGACTCTTTAGAAAAACCCTTACTATCTTGTCTAAGTTTTTCTAAAACTTTTTTATTTAATTTAACATCTTGAATACAATAATCTAACATTTCATCACTGTATTCTGTAAAAACCGGTGCAGTTGACTTAGGGCAGTTGAGTTTCCAACCCCACTTTTCTAGGCTATGTCCCCCTTCTCTAGTAGGATGTAATAATCTTGATAAGGTCAAAGTATCAATAATATTAGCATGGTCACATAAGTTTACCTGCTTTATCCTATTTATAGCCGGAATATCAAAGCCTAAAATATTATGCCCAACTAAATTATCAGCAGACTTTAAAAACTCAATGCCCTCGTCAATTCTGTCTGGTTTAAAACTATATATCTTGTCTGAACTATCAACAGCAACAATACACCAAATAGTTGAAGCAGGTGGTAAATTAATTACCTCGCCTGTTTCTTTATCTTTTAATGATGATGCCCAAAGTAATCCATTTGTTTCTATATCAAAGACAAGTTCCATTAAAAAGCTATTGAAGTTTGATTATCTTGTATGTCAAAATCTGTGTCATAAGTTTCTGATAACCTTCCGGTTTCTTTATCATAAATTAAAGCAGTTGCCATACCGACATCCCCTGTATATCTAGACTTCAAGATTCTAAGTCTAGTAGTCCTTGCCTCTTCTGGGTCATCGGACTGTTGATTCCTTTCTAATGCTATCACACAATCACTTAATTGTCCAATGCTATTAGACCCTCTCAAGTGTGATAAAGAAACTTCAATACCATTCTCATGTCCTTTGTTGCCATCAACCCTTCTCAGGTGTGAAACTAAAAACACTCCAGCTCCTGTCTCCTCAACTAAACTTCTAAGTCTAGTCATAATATTATCTATGGCTCGTCTTTCGTCACCCTCTTCTAAGGCACTGACAAGCATGTGTAAGTGGTCTACCACCACCCAACGACAATCACAACCAACTATTAAGTATCTAAGCTTAGCAAAAATATCATCTATTTGATTAGTACCAAAATGAGCATGTATAAATACCTTGTCATCTTTAAAAACCTTATCAAACATAGACATCAAAGTTGACTCATCAAACCTCTCTCTTTCTTGGTCAATGTATAATCGGGCATTGGCTTCGATAGAAAGTATACCATCAACTGTTCTTCGCCAATCTTCTTCCAAGGCTATAATACCTACATTATCATTTGTCTGTTGCACTAACCAGTGTTCTAACTCTCTAGTTACACTTGATTTACCAAGTCCTGTACCCCCAGTAAGAGTTACCAGCTCACCCTGTCGCATACCATAAAGCTTTTCATTTAGTCCCGCCCAAGGATAAGGCACGGATTCTTTCTTTTCCCTATCTAAAAAAGCATCTTTCTTCTCTGATACTCTAATGATACCACTAGGAGTATAAAGTTTAGCATCCCACCAAGCACTAACAAACTCTTTGTATTTGCCTTTAAGAAGCATATCATTAGCATCTTTGTAACCATTAGGTAGAGTGACTATCTTAGCCTTGCCGGGTTTAAGAATACTAGCAACTTTCTTAGCTGACTCAATGCCTTGTCTATCTTTATCAAAACAAATGACAATATTATCAAAGCTTTCTATGTATTCTAAGTTCTCTTTAATATCTTTAACTGCTCCGGAAGCTCCTCTGATAATAGAAACTACTGCCCACTTACTGCCTAATAATTCGTAAGCCGACATAGCATCACACTCACCCTCAGTTATGGTTAAATACTTCCCACCTTCTTTGAATAGTTGTTGACCAAACAAGCCAACCCCTTGAGGACTGACATCGTAGCTAAACTTTTTGTCTCGAACATATCTAATCTTATTTGATGTTAGTTCGTTGTTGATATATAGAGGATAAATATGTTGGGCTATTTGACCGGCACTATCATAAACAGTTTTAACTCCATACTTTTCCGCAGTCTCTCTTGAGATATTTCTATCTGCTAACTTAGCGAAGACTCCACCATGAGCATTTAGTTCTCTAACTGTTTCTGTCATATTAGTTTTACTATGTATTATATCTGTTGGCTTGTCCACTCCTTTCGGAAAAAACTCATCACAACTAAAACACTTAGCTGAACCATTCTCATTAACCGAAAGAGCATCACTACTACCACAAGCCGGACAAGGCAAGTGATACTTCTTAAATTTTAATGTGTTTTCCATCTTTGACCTCAAAAAAATAGGGCATCCGAAGACACCCTATCTAAATTTATGATAAAAAGTGTGGTTAGGTTTCCTCAGAATCTTCAGTAGATTCTTCAGCATCCTCTTCCACTTGCGACTCAGGACAGCCTTTTAATAGCTCTTCTAAGTTTGCTCTGTGTGTACGACTAGCAAAGTCTAAAGCTTCGATAATAACAGAAAGATTACCTACCTTATTTACCATAACAGTAGCATCATTTTTCTTTTGCTCATCAGCTATTGCACTAACATCAAAGTTAGTAACTTCACCTTCTTCGTTTTTGATACTAATAATCATTAGAACTCTTCTCCTCCTTCGATGACATCAAACTCTGAACCATCACTAGATTTATATTGAACTAAATCAATTACTTGCATGGCTTGAAAATCCAAGCCTTTAAAGTCTCCATACTTATTAGATGTCTCCCACTCATTATACTGGACTTTGACTTTAGAGCCATTACCAACCAACTCATCTAAAGGTACTTTATTTGCATCTAAAAGTTTAGGAGGTTGACGAACCAAACCATTTGGTCCATTAACCTTTCTCTTAAATGTAATTGCTTTTCCAACAACTTCGTCATTCATGGTAATCTCTTTTACTTTAAAACCACGACTTTCAAAGTCTTTGGCGACATCGTCACTCACTACTAAGTCTACTGTATAAACAGGTTCAAACTTAGTATTTGGAGTCGTAACACTAGCCCAATAAGCTATTCCTTCTTGTATTGCCATAGATTCCTCCGTTTCGGCACAATTTCATAGAATATTATAGAAAATTTAAAAACCTTGTCAATAGCTAAACAGCAATTTCTGCAATTATTTTACCTAAAGACATAGCTTTATTGTTGTGTAAAGTAATTCTAAAGTTTTCATTACCTAAAAATTCAACCTCATAAACTACTTTATCTTTATTAAAAATATTTTCATAATTTTTAATAACAAAATTATCAAATTTTCTAAATAATTCTTTATTTAAAACAATACTTTCAGTCATAATCAAACATTAACCTTAAAGGGAATTGAACAGTTTTCAGCAGTAGCCTCCCCAAAATCTAAACTATTTAAATATCTAATAGTAGCTCTTCGTAAACTGACAGGTGGATTCGCTTCAAACTCTATATTAGTAGGCTCTCCCAACTCTAAATCATACACAATTCTAAAAGCCACAGACCTACTTAAACTAACATTCTTAATATAATAAGAGAAACTTCTATTTTTTATAGGCTTAGGACAAGCCACAGGCTCTGCTACAACTTTTTCTACCTCATTAGAGACAACATAAGGCTCTGCTTTTACAGGCTCTACTATCGCCTCTGAGGGCTTCGTTTGTAACAAGGCTAACATTGCTTTTAATTCAGCAATACTGCTGTTTGTTTGGGTTTTTAAAATAACACCGTCTTGTTTTATCAGTATTAAATCTCCTTGCATAATTAAAAACTCATCTTGTAAACTAAGATAGTCTGCTTCGACCTGTCTAGTAAAGTTTTCTAAAGTTTTTAAATTTCGTTCTGCTATCAATACAGTTTGAAAGATACCATCATTTTCTAATTTTAATTCGGCATTCTCTGTTTCTAAACTATCAAGCCTAGCTAATAAAACTTGTTTAGTCTTATTAAATTCTTCGACATAAGCTGGTGTGTCACTCACAGTTTGCTTGACATAATTACCAAGCAATACATAAGTAGCAGTTACCAACACTAAAGTTATTAAAGTTGATATTACTAAATTTTTCATTTATTCCTCCATCTTTATAATTAATTTATTCATTCTCCTTTGTTTCACATACAAAGCTACTAAAAAACTTTTATTAGTAGTTATAAAGTCTTCAAAGTTTTTTTGTTTTGTTAAAGTATTAAAATATAATTGTTCGTTACAATACTCATTAAATTTTTTCATAAAGAAAACATCTATCGGTCTAGTTCTCATCTTATCCAACACTTGTAACCAGAACACTTATCAACAGGGTCACCACAGTCCTCACAATACTCAAGGTTTTGCTCAGCTGGTAAGTCTTCCGTTAATTCTTTAACTATATCAGTACAAAGTTTTAAAAATAAATCCATTACTTCTTCCTCTTCTTGTCATCAACCAACTTAGTTGATTCCCACACAAAAAAGCCTAACACAAAAAAGAATATAAGGGCAAGTAGTAATTCTATTAAATTACTCATTAAAAACCTCACCAATATGGTCATACTCCCATGCTCCGTATTCAATGAAAGACCAATCACTAGCTCCAGTCTCTTCAGCAACTTTTAAAGCTTCTTTAATAGACTTAGCTTGTACTTCTAGTTTGTAGTGTGTTGGTTGTATAGCATGAACGACATAAGTTTTCATAAGTCACCTCAGTTTAAAATTTTTTGTACCCAATTCTCTGCGACATCTTCAGCATAGCTTTCGGAATGGTTAAAGCATTCGACCACCCTAACTAGCATAGTTTCACGATAAAGCTCAACAAAAAACCCTTTTCGGTTTTTAAAGATAAAAGCTTCTCGGCTTTGCGGTCTACCGTATTGTGAAATCAGCTCACCTATCATAAAGCTTATGTTTCTCCAACTGTTCTAAGATTTCTGATACTTCATTATTGATAGTTTCTAGATAGTCTAGGTCAATAGCACAACTAGCAACATAAGAATAATCTTCATCACCTTCAGGTCTTTCTAGCTCTCTATCAATACAATGTCTATTAAAACTTCTAAGCTTTTCAGTTAGATGTTTTAATGCTCCGGTCTGTAAGTCCGTAAGTTTAATATATATTTCAGTCTTAGTCATAATTACCTCCGTTTAACTAAGTGCTAGTTCGGTTTCAAGTCTAAACTAGCAAGAGACTATTAAATTACGACTAGGGTAACTTAGGAGTATATGAAATAAATAATTAAATATTTGCTTCCTGTTACACCCCAGTCGTAAACTTTTAAACAAAAACTACCCTTATAGTATCGAATGAGTTAGTTAATTTAAAGGGTAGTCCTCGCTTGTTCTGCCATTTCTTCTAAATCTTTTGAAGAAACTGCATCAATACACAGGCTCTCCATAAAGCTTATCACAGACTTTACAATATTTTCATCTGTAATGGGTATAGGATTACTCAATAGTTCTGCTTCCACATGGTTAAACAAATCAGTTAGTAAATCCTCTCGGTCACGAAACACATTCAGTCCTGTTATCACAAAACTAATATGTTCTAGTATTTTAGTATTCTCTTCATCACTCATAATTCGTCCATCAGTTTAGTAATCATTGCTTTTCTATATTCTCTTTGTTGTAAGTAAGGGACATCATCATCAAAAAATATATCAACAATCTGCTCTAGTGTAGAGTTGTCAATATACACAGTCATATCACCAACCTCAACATATATTGCATTTGGTGTTCTTCTATCAACTTTTACTTCACTCATTATCATTCTCCACATTTTGTTTAGTCAAGTTGTATTCTTCTTCAGTCAAATAAGAATAAGAAGAGAGAAACTTTGTTTTAGATAAGAGTTTAAAATCTATCATCTTTTCTTTATCGTCTGTAAAGTCTTTATAATTCATCTTCAATCTCCTCATATTCCATTTCTGCTTCTAGTTCGTCTAAATGCGATTCAATTCTTTTTTCTATATGGTGAGGGATATCTACAATATCTTCCGTAGCTCCGTCCTCATAATAGATTACTAATTTATAGCCAGTTATTTTCATACAGTCTCCTTTTGTTTCCATTCTTCATACCAATCAACAAAGTCTCTTATCTTTACTACATCATGGCTTATATCCCAATAGTCAGCATCAGCAGAATATCCCATTTCTATTTTTATTTTTTCTGCTTCTTTGCTTGTATCATCTAAACAATTTAATTCATTTAACTTATCAGACGACCATTTATAAAAATCTTTGAACTCTTTACTCATCATTCACATCCTCAAATTCAATATCGGTTATGTCTCTATCCTCAAGCTCAATATTATGTTCTTCTCTAAAAGACTGTTTAACCCATTCTTTATATTCTTCTTCTGTTTTACACTCTCTACCCATATCGAATACAGAATATGTTATTGTGCTAGTCCAACTTTTCATCATGCACTCTCCCTTGTTTGGTAATAATTTAAAACATCTTTATCTTCTATTAGTTCATAAAATTCTTTACCCCAAGTTTCATATATTTCTTTTCCCCACATTTCATCGAAAGTATCAGTATCAATAACTTTATTAATAGGTTCATTTGGGTATTGAGTTCGATAATGTTCTTTAATTAAGTTAAGAATAAATTTAATTGTTAAATAATAATCTTTTTCTGATAAGTAAGAATAAGACTGTAAAAATTCTTTTTCTTCTAGTCTTAACATATCAGCCACTTTATGAAGTTCATTAGCAAAATGCTCCCCATTTTTACTTTCTACATTACCATTTGCTGTTATATTTGATAAATTAGACATCATGCACTCTCCTCAAATTTATCTTCATAAAAATAAACCATAGCTACTACACCTTTAGTCGCACAGTCTCGCACACTAAAGTCCACATCATAAAACTCGTTATCAAGTCTTTTAAATAATTCGTGTTCAGTTAGTTTTTCCATCATGCACTCTCCTGTACTGAAACAATCTCTTGATTCTCATAAGTTTCTGACACTACTTTAAAAGCAGGGTCTAATACATAGTCACCACCCAAAACAAGTTCTTCGGCTTCCTCAGCAGTTTTAGCTTTAACTTCTATAACTTCTATTTGGTCAGTTATGCTTTTTACTCTGTAAGTTTTCATTTAGTTACTCCTTAAAATAATTAACTCTTACAACTTAAGCCATGCTGTCAAGTATGTCAAGCAATATTTTTAGTTTTTTTTAGGCGAAAAAAAAGGGCTACCTAAATAGCCCTTTAATTTTTACTCTTCTCTATTAACTACTAAAAAGTGAGGACAAAGACCATCTTCCGGAGAAGAAGCATAAGCAATAACTTCTTCCCAAGCTTTAAACTTTGGAGTGTTCTCATGTCCACTAGTAAACCATGAATGAGCATAGCTATCTTTACAATGGTTAATAATAGTAGAATCATCTTCTAATTTTCCTATACAAACAACAGTAAATTCTTTACCATTCATTTGATAAGGCACTAATTCAATATCGAATTCACCATTTTGTCTAAGATACTCAATGGTTCTATCAGATATTGTTAAACGAATAAGAACTGTTTCATCAACATTCATTTTTCATATATCCTTAAATTAAGTTTAAAAAAACAACTAGCTCTATCGGCTAGAACCTATATTATAACACACTCTTAGAGGAATTGCAACCCCTTTGTTTTGGGCAGAAATAAAAAAAGGCTACCGAAGTAGCCCTTAAAATTTAGATTAACAGTAGTAAGGAACAAAGTAAGATGGATAGACAAAACTCTATCCCTACTACATAGCTATAAAGTCTATATAGTTTTATAGTCTTGTCAAGTATCTATTTAACTTTTTATCTTATTATCTTGATATTCTTTACTATGTTTTACTGTTTAGCTTTATATAATTATTAGTTATAGTATAACACTAAGACTATAAATATTAGTTATGCAATGTCTCAGATTTACACACAAACAAAGGGAATAATTAAGTGATGTCCTAGTATTAAAACAGCAAATAAAGCATTTTGTCATATTTGTTGACAGAATAGAGTTTAACTGCTAGGGATTTTTGAAAAATAATTCTTGCAAAGTTTAAAAAGTCTGTTTAGACTTTATATTAATTTAACTATTTAGGAGTAAATAAAAATGAAGAACGATATAAAATATGAAGATAGGTCTGTTAAAGACAGGAATATAATTATGAAAGTATATGGTATTGCATTAGGATTAAATGAATGTAGATACTGGATAGACTGTGAAGAAGAAAATAATTATCTTACTAAGCATGATATTAATGCAGGACATGTTGCAAGTTTTAATATGGTTCATTACACCATAGCAGAATATGTAGCTGATTTAATTGAGGAAATGTTTTCATTTTCTTTAAGCTATGATAAATATACTGGTAATATGGATGATATTGTGACAAGCAATATGTGTCCTTTTCAGGCACAAAAAGATTTTAAAAATAATCCTCTAAAAGCTGTAAGTGAGCCTGAGTATGGTAGATGGGAGAAGAGCTGGGATGAGGGGCAATATCTTGACCCTGATAGCCTTACATACTATCTGAAGAATACTACTGACCACGGGTTAGACATTGAAAAAGTATCTAAAATATTTAAAATAGGTGAGTATGAGTGGGAACGGGAGGCAACTCAAGAAGAATTAACAGAATATTATGGTTAGTAAGTAACCATTACTACTTGAAGAACCCCCATTAATTTGGGGGTTTCTTTTTACTATAAAATATGTTTATAATAATTTATTAACTATTTAGGAGTAATTAAAAATGATTGATTCAAATACTAAACTAAATTACTGGGTTAAAAACTTTAACTATAACTCAGCTCTTATGCCTAGGGATTTCCAAGACCTAGGCTTTATTCAATTTGTCAATAACTTGTTTCTGAGTAACGACAAAAAAACCCTTAGCACTCAAGGCTATAATATTACTAACAGGGTTACTAATGCTGTTGAGTTTTACTATGCCAATCAAAAAAGCTTAGTAAGTGCTTATATTTATTCAGATAAATAAACTTAATAATCCCCTTGAAGAACCCCCATTAATTTGGGGGTTTCTTTTTACTATAAAATATGTTTATAATAATTTATTAACTATTTAGGAGTAATTAAAAATGGATAATTTAGAAGTATTTAAATTAGCTTCAGCTAAAATGACTAAAAGATTTCATAAAGAAAGAGAACTTGAGTTTAAAGAAGCTAAAAAAAATATTACCTTTCAATTAAGAGGGGATAATAAATATTATTATGCTTTTCAATGTGCAAAGTTTGAAAAGAATATTATTAAATATGGTTATGATTCTTATGCTACAAAAAAAGCCGTAGCTAGTGAGGGCTTATACTTTAATAAATATAGTATTACTCTAGGTCATTATTACGGACATGACCTAAAAAGGTTCAACAGTAAAGATGAAATGCTAGGCTTTGTTATTGGCTATAATGAAGCTATTTATAATAAAATATCTTAAGCTTTAACTAATCCCCAAAGTAGCCCCCATTAATTTGGGGGTTTCTTTTTTATATAAGTTGTGCTTCAATACTCATATATTAATTATTACTTAAGGAGTAAATAAAAATGGAAAAAGTAACGATAAAATATCAAGGCTTAGTAGTAGACTGCTTCGGCTCATTAGATGACGAGGCAAATTTATTAGTAGGTTTTGAGGACTGCACAGAGGGAGTTTTCGAAAATTGGTTAGCTGATGAAAAAAGACCTTTCAATAATTGGACGGAAGCGGTACAAGATATTGTGAGTGTTCAAGGTTATAAAAATATTAACCAGATAGAAGTAGTTTAAAGTTTAACTAATCCCCAAAGTAGCCCCTCTTAATTGAGGGGTTTTTTTTGCCCTCATTTACTACCCCCCCTCACCTGTTTATATAGGCTTGAGGCTTTATAATTTTAAATTTAAGAGCTTTTATAAAAAGGCATGGTTATATAGCTGAAAAATATTTAAAGGTCTTAGAAGAGCAAATAAAGCTTCTAATCAATGTTTTTACTTTAATAAATACTATTTTTTTAACTTAACGGACTGAAAAGCTATAAATTGTTAATGCTTCTAATAATTTTAAATCTATGAGGCTCTGAAAGGCTTTGTAAGGCTCTGAAATGCTTTGAGCCTAGGGTTTACCCCTTGCTAGTTTTGTTGAGTTTGTGAGGTTCTGTGAAGTTCTTTGAGGAGCTAAAGGGTTAATTTAAAGGCTCTTTAGTGCCTCTGTATGCTTGTTAAAGCTTACCTCATGGCACTTTGAAGACCTTTGAAGTCTAAAAAGCTTGTGAAGTCTCTATTTATAGGCTTGTGAAGTCTTTTGAGTACCCACGGGCAGGAGACACCCCCCCAGTCCCCTGTATATATACTAGTGCTTCTACATTTTTACAGGTTTTACAGTGTTAAGACAGAGGCTAGACCCCTACACTGCTCGGCTACACAGGTCTATACAGGTCTATCTAGTTCTATTTAGTCTAGCAAGTGTTGTTTTTGGTTCCTTACTATTCAACCCGGGCGACCTACAATGTCATTATACACCCAGATTAGCACTTTGTCAAGTCTTTAGGTATTTTATCACAAAACTTGACAAAAGCCTGACAAACTTTATAATAAGATGTATGAGTAGTTTACCTACAGTAAGAAAATTAACCGATAAACAGCAATTATTTTTAGATAATATCCTTACAACCCAAGGAGATTTAAAACTATCTGCCGAACTTGCCGGATACTCAGGAAATCACTACCAAGTTATAAAGAGTTTAAAAGAAGAAATAGTCGAATTAGCCTCGAATGTACTAGCAAGGGAAGCACCTAAAGCAGCTTTTAAGCTCGTTGAAGTCATGTCAGCTGCAGATGCAATACCTCAAGCCAGTGTCAAGCTTCAAGCTGCTCAAACAGTGCTTGATAGAGTCGGATTAGGTAAAACAGAACGAGTAGATGTCAACCATAATGTGCAAGGTGGGATTTTTATTCTGCCTGAAAAACAAACTATAGATGTAGAATATGACAACCAAGAAACGTAAATCGAAACGTAAATCAACCGTTAATAAAGCTGGTAACTATACTAAGCCTACTATGCGTAAAAATCTTTTTAATAAGATTAAAGCTGGTTCTAAAGGGGGTAAGCCCGGTCAGTGGTCAGCTCGAAAGGCTCAGATGTTAGCTAAGCAGTATAAAGCTAAAGGTGGTGGTTATAAATAATGCCAAAAAAAAGAGACCCGAAAGTTGGCACGGGTAAAAAACCTAAAGGAAGTAGCAGGAGATTATATACAGATGAAAACCCCAAAGATACTGTCAGTATTGCTTTTAAAACCCCAGCAGATGCTCGAAGAACTGTGGCAAAAGTTAAAAAAATTAACAAGCCCTTCGCAAGAAAAATCCAAATCCTCACGGTCCTCGAACAAAGGGCGAAAGTTGCCGGTAAAACGCAACAGGCGAAAATCGCCCAGCAAGGCAAAGTAGCAATAAGGAAGAAACATGGCACTAAAAAAGTCACAAAGAAGTCTTAGAAATTGGACTAAACAGAAGTGGCGAACTAAATCAGGTAAAAAGTCTAGTGAAACAGGTGAACGTTATCTACCTTCAGCTGCTATTGCAGCTTTAACCCCAGCAGAGTATGCAGCTACTTCTAGAAAAAAACGTAAAGATACTAAAAAAGGTAAACAACATTCTAAACAACCTAAAAAAATAGCTAGAAAAACTAGAAGTTATAGAAAAACATCCTAATGAGTAAAAAAGACCCTAGATTAGCCCGAGCCGGAGTTAGTGGTTTTAATAAACCTAAAAGAACTCCTAATCATCCTAAGAAATCACATATCGTGGTAGCTAAAGAAGGCGATAAAATTAAAACTATTCGTTTTGGTCAACAAGGTGCTAAGACTGCAGGTAAAAGAAAAGAAGGTGAATCAGCTCGAATGACAGCTAAACGTAAATCTTTTAAAGCTCGTCATAGAAGAAATATTAACAAAGGAAAAATGTCCGCAGCTTATTGGGCTGACAAAGTTAAATGGTAAAATGTCTCAATTAGGTAGCAACGAAAAACCAATTTTAATGACTAACAAAAAAAATGGTGGTCGAGTAGGTAAAGGTTCTAGACCTAGACCTATTCCAGACAAAGTACAGTTTGCTAAAAACTGGGATGCTATTTTTAATCAGAGTACGAAGTCGAAAGACTGAGTCAGCGTAAGAGGCTTTCCGGATGTTTTTCCATCTTAATATCTGGAAAGTCCAGCTTTAGTTATGACAAAGATACCAGCAGATTATTTACCTAAAAAAAGTCATACCATTCCTTTTGGTTATGAACTTAGTGACATTGAGGGTTATCTCAAACCCATCCCCAAAGAACTAGAAGCTCTACAGAAATACCTAAAAGGTGTTACGGAACAAAAGTATTCTCTACGAGAAGCAGCTAAACTTATTACCCAAGAAGCAGGTCGTAGTGTTTCTCACGTTACCCTAAAGAACTATTTAGACTCTGACCCTTCTCTAGCCGAACAACATAAAAAGAAAATAGCGGCTAAAAAACGCAAACTAGCTCGACAAAAAAAATCCCTTTATAAAAAAGAACAAGCGGTTAAAGCTCAAGAGCAAGTTATGAAAAAAGCTACTGAGCAGACTACTTCGCATGTTGTTACTGAAACAGAACTAGCAAAAGTGCCAGTTGATGTTCAAGCACAACTCAAAGATGCTAAAGTAATCTTTTCAGCTAATGAAGGACCACAAACAGATTTTTTAGCTGCCGATGAAAAAGATGTGCTTTATGGCGGTGCAGCAGGTGGTGGTAAATCTTATGCTATGTTAGTTGACCCCTTAAGGTATGCTCATAAAAAAGCCCATAGAGCTTTAATACTTAGAAGGTCTATGCCGGAACTTAGAGAAATGATAGACAAGTCTCGGGAACTTTATCCACAAGCATTCCCGGGTGCTAAGTTTAGAGAAGTAGAAAAGTTGTGGAATTTTCCTAGTGGTGCTAAAATAGAATTTGGTTTCTTGGAACGAGATGCTGATGTGTACCGATACCAAGGTCAAGCTTATTCTTGGATTGGCTTTGATGAAATCACACATCTCCCTACTGAGTTTAGTTGGAATTACCTAGCATCTCGTCTAAGAACTACTGACCCTGAAATAAAGACTTATCTACGTTGCACTGCTAACCCCGGAGGAGCTGGTGCTAGTTGGGTTAAAAAAAGATATATAGAACCACACGAAGCTAATAACTCCTTTTTAGGTACAGATGGTTTAACTAGAAAATTTATTCCTGCTAAATTACAAGATAACCCTTATTTAGCTAAAGATGGTGTTTATGAACAAATGCTAAAGTCTTTACCGCCTATCCAAAGAAGACAACTATTAGAAGGAAACTGGGAAGTTGCCGAAGGTGCAGCCTTTGTTGAATTTGATAATACTAAACATATAGTAACTCCATTTCAGATTCCAGTACACTGGGAAAGAGTTAAGGGTATTGACTATGGTTATGCATCTGAATCCTGCTGCCTGTGGGGAGCTATAGACATGAATGATGGCACCCTCATAATATACCGTGAATTATACCGTAAAGGCTTGACAGGAGAAGAATTAGGAGCTATAATAGGAAATATGGAGCTTGAAGACCCTTTTTCGGTCTCAGGTGTGTTAGATACAGCAGCATGGGCTAGAACAGGTACTACTGGTCCCACTGTCGGGGAAGCTTTAATTAGAGCTGGTCATAAATTAAGACGAGCTGATAAGAATAGGATTCAAGGTAAAATTCAAATACACGAGTTCCTAAAGGTTAGAGAAAACGGTAGACCAAAACTGCAAATATTTAACACTTGCCCAAATTTAATACGAGAGTTACAAAGTATACCACTATCAAAAACCAACCCAGAGGATGTAGATACCCATGCCTCTGACCACGCATACGATGCTTTGCGGTATATGATAATGAGTCGTCCAAGAGTGGACAGCCCATTAGAAAGAATTAGAGGTCTTAAAAAAGAAATGCATCAACCTTCTGATTCTACTTTTGGATATTAAATAAATGGCAGATAACGAAAATACATTTTTAACAGCTAACAATCTATATAATGATGTTGAGGGCGAAGCTGGTAAAACCTTAGATTTAGAATTAAATCAAAAACAAAACTTAGTCGGTATCATTCAAAGTCGTTTTTATCAAGCTGAAGATGCTCGTAACACTGATGAAAGAAGATGGCTTAAAGCTTACGAAAACTATAGAGGTCTTTATAGTAAATCAGTCAAGTTTAGAGATTCAGAAAAATCTCGTATCTTTGTTAAAATTACTAAAACTAAAGTCCTAGCTGCCTATGGACAATTAGTTGATGTTATTTTTGGCACAGGTAAATTTCCTATTGGTATTCAAGAAACTAAAGTACCAGAAGGTGAGTTAGATGCAGCTCATTTAGATATTAATAATCCTTCTGTTGGTCTTGAAACTTCTATCCCTGATGATATTGGCAATAGAATAGATAACCCTTATGATGTTGGTTATGAAGGTGATGGAAAAGTTTTAAAAGCTGGAGCTACTTTTGGTAAAGGTATGTTCAGCGAGTCTTTAGAAGACCAAGTAGAAGATAACTTAGTTGAAGGTTATAATCCAAATCCACAAGTTTTAGAAATCTCACCAGCTCAGAAAGCTGCGAGAAGAATGGAAAAACTTATCCATGACCAAATAGATGAATCTAAAGGTTCATCAGAAATAAGAAGTTCTTTATTAGAATCTGCTTTATTAGGTACCGGTATCGTTAAAGGTCCTTTTAACTTTAATAAAAAACTTAATAAATGGGACATGTCAGATGAGGGTGAAAGAACTTATAATCCTTTAGAAGTTAGAGTACCAAGAATAGAATTTGTTAGTTGCTGGGACTTTTATCCAGACCCTTCAGCTACTAGCATAGAAGAATGTGAATACATTGTTCATAGACATAAAATGAACAAATCACAATTAAGACAACTTCGTAATATGCCTTACTTTGATGAAGATGCTATTAGAGCATGTTTAATGGAAGGTCCTAACTACGAAGAAAAAGATTTTGAAAGTCAATTAAAAGATGATGCTAGACAAGATGACTACCAAACTAACTTTGAAGTCATGGAGTACTGGGGTATTATGGATGCCGAGTATGCCAGAGAAGTTGGTATTGAGTTAGATGATAGTATAGATGATTTAGATGAGGTGCAAATTAATGCATGGATTTGTGGTAATCAACTCTTAAGAGCTGTAATAAACCCATTTACTCCATACAGAATACCTTATCATGCTTTTCCTTATGAAAGAAATCCATATAATTTCTTTGGTATTGGAGTAGCAGAAAACATGGATGATTCTCAACAGATTATGAATGGTCATGCAAGGATGGCTGTTGATAATCTAGCAATGGCTGGTTCTCTCGTCTTTGATGTAGATGAATCAGCTTTAGTTGGCGGACAGTCTATGGAAATATATCCGGGTAAAATATTCAGGCGACAAGCTGGAATGCCGGGACAAGCCATACATGGTTTAAAGTTTCCAAACACTGCTCCAGAGAATATGATGATGTTCGATAAGTTTAGACAACTTGCTGACGAACAGACCGGTATACCATCATATTCACATGGTCAAACTGGTGTGCAAAGTATGACAAGGACTGCTTCTGGTATGTCAATGTTACTAGGTGCTTCTAGTTTAAATATTAAAACAGTCGTTAAAAACTTAGATGACTTTTTATTAAGACCATTAGGCGAAGCTTTCTTTCAATGGAACATGCAGTTCTTTGAAGGCTCGTTAGATGTGAAAGGTGATTTAGAAGTTAAAGCAACGGGTACTAATAGCTTGATGCAAAAAGAAGTCAGAAGTCAAAGACTTACTATGTTCTTACAAACTGCACAAAGTCCAGCTATTGCTCCTTTTGTTAAGATTTCTAAATTGGTTAGTGAACTTGCCTATAGCTTGGATTTAGACCCAGATGAAATTCTGAATGACCCTGAAGAAGCAGCTATGATGGCACAAATAATAGGAATGCAAAATGCTGGACAAAACGTTAGCTCGGAAGCTGAACTTGCTGGTGAAGGACAAGGTCCTATGGGAAGCCTTGCTGGAACACCTGCAAAACCTCAAGACCTTGGACCTACAGGGACTGGTGGTGGCAACATCGGAATCGGAAATGTTCCGGTTGCAGGGGAAAGTGAATTCTCTGGTACGAATAGAGCAATTACCCCTTCAAGTTGAAGAGGCTTTAAATAGAAAAGAAGAGGAGAAATAAATGTTAGATTTATTAGATACAATATTAAAAATAGTAGGAGTAGTACCTTGGATAGTTTCAATCTGTTCAATGATAGCTGCTTTAACCCCAACTCCACATGATGATAATTTAGTAAGTAAAGCTTACAAAGTTATTGATTGGTTTGCCCTTAATATAGGAAGAGCAAAGGAGAAATAATGAAAGAATTAGTAGGTAATCAAAAGAAAATAGATGTCAATGATGATGGCAAGATATCTGCTGAAGATTTTAAAATATTAAGATTAAAAAAACAAATAGGTGGTGATGTTGATAGTCAAATGGCTATTTTAATGAAACCAAAAGAAAAAGTAGAAATGGTCTCTGACGAAGAAATGGAAGAAGATTATTTAGACTTTATTTTAGATGAAGCATTAACTGATGAAGAAGAAAATATGCTTCAAGAAAAACTAGAACAAGATGAGCAATTAGCTATGTTATTTGACAAAGTTGTAGATGTTGCTCAAGAATTTGCTGGGTCTGGTCCTGTTGAAGGTCCGGGTTCAGGAGTCTCTGACAGTATACCCGCAAGGTTATCTGACGGAGAATTTGTCTTCACTGCCAAAGCTGTGGAAGAAATCGGAGCTGACAATTTAATGTCAATGATGAAAGAAGCTGAAGCTAAGGCAGATGAAAGACAACAGTTAGTTTATGGAGGCGAACTGGAAGAAGGTGAAACTTTTATGGTTGAACCAACTGAACCAGAGCCTGTCAAACAAGAGATTCGTGTGCAACGAGAAACTTTAGGACCTCAAGCAACTCAGCAAGAGGAAGAAGAGTTAGTCGAAGAAATACGAACTCGTAAAATGATGACAGGTAAGCCTTCACCCGTAAGCTAAATAGGAGATAAGGCTACCTTATTGTCATAAGCACCTTATCATTATATTAACCGAAAGGCTACCTTTACAAGTAAAGCACTGCACAGTCGACACACGCAGCTACCTTTAAATGAAGCCCTGAGTAGGAGAAAGAATATGACTACTGAAGTAAAAAAGGAAACTGCCAATCCTTATAACGAAAAAAAATCATGGCATAGTGACGAAGAAGATAAAGCATTTGAAGCTGCTGATGGGATGTTTTTTAGCGACCCTGATAAAGCAAAATCAAATGATAATGTAGAGCAACCTGTAGAACAAGAAGCTGCTGAGGAAAGTCCTAAAGACCAACCTTACAAGCGACCAAACTACAAAAAGCGATACGATGATTTAAAAAAACATTATGATGCTAAACTTAATGAATTTAAGTCAAGAGAACAAGAGCTGTTAGAAGAAGCTACTAAAAATAGACAAACCTATAAAGCTCCTAAATCTCAAGAAGAACTTGAAGAATTTAAGAAACAATATCCAGATGTTTATGAAGTCGTTGAAACAGTTTCACATCTTCAAGCTTCAGAGAAATCTAAAGTTTTAGAAGAAAGATTAGAAGCTCTTCAACAACGAGAAAAAGAACTTGTTCGTAAAGATGCTGAAAAACGATTGAATGACAGACATCCTGATTTTGAAGATATCAGAAACAGTGATGACTTTCACGATTGGGCAAAGTCTCAGCCTAAGTCTATTCAAGATTGGATATACAAAAATGCTGATGATGCTGACCTAGCTTCAAGAGCTATTGATTTATTTAAAAGAGATATTGGTATAGATTCAAAACCAAAGAAGTCAAATTCTAAAAAATCTAAGACTTCTGCTGCTGATATGGTCTCAACTAAAACAACAAGTGTTGAGCCTAAGCAAGAGAAAGTCTGGACTACTAAGGAGATTTCTTCCATGAGCATGGATGAATTTGACAAATACGAAGACGAAATTAGTCAAGCCATGTTTGAAGGAAGAGTTCAAAGATAAATTATTTTTATTTTAAGGAGAAAATAAAATGGCTTTTAACGTAAGCGACCAAAATTTCGCACAAAGTTCTGGTTCGAACTTTAGTAACAATGCCTTTCTACCTGAAATTTATTCCAAGAAGGTCTTAAACTTTTTTAGGAAAGCCTCTGTTGTCGAAGCAATAACAAACACAGACTACGCAGGTGAGATTTCAGGATTTGGCGATACTGTTAAAATAATTAACGAACCAGAAATCACAGTCTTTCAATACGAAAGAGGTGCTGATGTAACTAAAACAGCACTAACTGATGCAGAAACAACATTAATTGTTGACACTGCTAATGCTTTCAAATTCATCGTAGATGATATTGAGAGTCAAATGTCACATGTAAACTTCAAAGAAGTAGCAAGTTCATCTGCTGCTTATGCCTTAAGAGATGCATTCGATGCAGGTGTTATGGCTAAGATGTTTTCAGGTGTATCTGCAAGTTCACCAGACCATATTATTGGTTCAGACAGTGCAACTGCAGATTCATCAATGACACACGCAACTAATTCTGTTGACCTATTAGGTTCTGATGGAACTGGTGTAGATGCGATTGACTTAATGGCTAGAATGGCAAGATTACTAGACGACCAAAATGTACCTGAAGAAGGTAGATGGTTTGTTGCTCCTCCTTCATTTTATGAAGAGTTAGCACAGTCTGGTTCAAAACTGCTTTCAGTAGACTTTAACGCAGGACAAGGTTCAATTAGAAATGGACTAGTATCAAGTGGTAAGTTAAGAGGCTTCAATATGTACAAATCAAATAATATTGCTGCAACTTCTAATGCTACTGGTAAAGTCCTTGCTGGACACATTTCTTCCGTTTCAACTGCTCAAACAATCACTTCAACTGAAGTCTTAAGAGACCCAAGTTCATTTGGTGATATTGTTAGAGGGTTGCATGTCTACGGAGCAAAAGTTCTAAGACCAAAAGCACTAGTATCAGCTTTCTACGTTGTAGACTAATGATATTCGGGAGGCTCTTCGGAGCCTTCCATTTTTATATAAGGAGAAAAATGTATTACGAAGATAAAAAAAGAAAGAAAAAGATGGGTGGTGGTATGATGTATGACATGAAGCCTAGAAATAATAAAATGGGCGGTGGTCGTATGAATTATGCTGACGGTGGTTCTGTTTCAAGGTACGCTGATATTTATGAAAAAGAAAAAAAGTGTGTTGAAATGGTAGGATATAATACAATGAAAATATCAGGAGAAAAATAATGTACGGTAAACGTAAAAAAATGGCTACAGGTAAAAAAGTTAAAAAAGTTATGATAAAAGGTGCTGATGTGTCTGCTTTAACTACTAGACAACAAGCAACTATGAAAAAACATTCAGTTCATCATACTGGCAAACACATGAAAGCTATGACAGCTATGATGAAAAGAGGTAAAACTTTTACACAAGCACATAAAGCAGCACAGAAAAAAGTAGGTAAATAATGGCTACAACTTATCTTGATATTACTAATGAAGTATTAAGAGAGCTTAATGAAGTTCCTTTAACTTCATCAAATTTTGGTAACGCTAAAGGCTTACAAGCTTTTGTAAAAGACATGGTAAACAAAGCAATTTTTGATATTGCTAATGCTGAACCACAGTTACCTTTTTTTGCTAACAATCTTAGTGGTACTTCAGACCCATTTTATGGTAATGTAACAGTGGCAACTACAGCAGGAACTAGATGGTATATTTTAAAATCAGGTAGTTCTAGTATTGCAACTGATTTTGCTTCAATAGATTGGGATGATTTTTATATTACTACTATTGGAGTAGGAGGAGAATCAGCTCCTTTTGTTTCTAGAGGTTTAAAGTTTTTAAATCTTGCTGATTGGAGAAGATATTATAGAGATAGTGAAAATGCTGATGATGCTGATACACAAGGCTATGGAGAGCCTAAATTCGTAATTAAATCTCCAGATAATAGAAAATTTGGATTAAGTCCTATACCTGATAAAACTTATAACGTGCATTTTTATGCTTTTGTTAAACCAACAGCTTTATCAGCTCATAGTGATACAGTAGTCCTTCCAGAACAATATACAAATGTTATTACCTCTAGGGTTAGATATTATGTATGGCAGTTTAAAGAGTCACCTCAACAAGCAGCTTTTGCTTTAGAAGACTTTAGAAAAGCTATGAAAAGTATGAAATCTAATTTAATTAATCCAACACCAAGAGTAATGACAGACGACAGAAGATACTTTTAATTAATGGCACGTTCTCAACCCTATACAGTAGCATGTGATGGTGGTTTACTAACCTCATCTAATGCTATTGATTTATTAAAAACTCCCGGAGTAGCAACTAAACTACAAAACTTTGAAGTTTCTATTGAAGGTGGTTATCGTAGAGTAAATGGTTATGCTAAATATAAAGTAGGTGATGTAACTGCAGCTCAACCAGCTGGAAGTACTGCTACTATTTTAGGAGTTTTTCCTTATGCTGATGGAGTTATAGCTTGTGTTAGTGATGATATATATTTTACTAATGATGGAGCTACTTGGTTACAAATAAATCGAAGTTCAGTTTCAGGCAGTGGAGATAATCATACAACTTTTACAGGTCGTAGTATTTTAAATAGAACTAATCAAGGTCAATGTACTTTTGCTTTAGCTGAAGGTGCTACCTTTGACTATGGTGAAGTTTTTATAGCTGATGGAGCTAATAAAATTTATAGCTTTCGTATGGAAGGTACAGGAGCTTTAAATACTAGAACATTTTTTTCTGCTGAAATAACTGTTAGTGGTAGTAATGGAGTTAAGTTTATAACTATTCACGATAATCATTTAATAGCAGCAGGGGTGGCAGGTAACTTAAATACTGTTTTTCATAGTCAAGTTAATGATTTTGATAACTTTGCAGCTGGTGGTAGTTTTACTTTATCAGACCAAGTTGTAGGTATTAAAGGTTTCCGTGAAGATTTAATTATATTTTGTGAAAATAGTATTCATAAACTTATTAATCTTCATAACTCTGATACAGTTAGGATAGACCCAATTACTGATAACGTAGGTTGTTTAAGTGGTTATAGTATTCAAGAGATTGGTGGTGATTTATTATTTTTAGCAGCTGATGGTTTTAGAACAGTTGCCGGAACAGCAAGAATTGGTGACGTTGAGTTAGGTACAGTTTCAAAACAAATACAACCTATTGTTAGTGAACTAGCTAGAAACATAGATGACTTTGTTATTAATAGTTTAGTTATTAGAGAAAAATCACAATACAGACTTTATTACACTAATGTAGTACTAGCTAACTCAGCTCAAAAGGGCATAGTAGGTACCTTAAGACCAAATGGTTTTCAATGGTCAGAATTATTAGGTTTAGAAGTAACTAGTGTCAACTCAAACTTTGATAACAATGGTGTTGAAGTTTACTATCATGGCGATACTAATGGTTTTGTTTATACCCATGATGTTGGACATAGTTTTGATGGAACTAACATAAATGCTATTTATGAAACACCAGATTATGATTATGGAGACTTTGGTACATTAAAAACTTTGCATTATATTAAAATATCTATAACACCAGAGAGTAATATACAACCAACACTTAGAGTCAGATATGATTATAGTAGCTCTGATATACCACAGCCAGATGATATAGTATTAGATTCAGTACCTGCTCCCTCACTTTTTGGTCAATCTGTATTTGGTCAAGCAATATTTGGAGCAGCCGAGCAACCACTAGTTAGAGAATCACTAGTAGGTAGCGGACATAGTAACAATTTTAGATTCTCAAGTAATGATTCAAATTCACCCTACATTATAAATGGTTTTTATGTAGATTATATACCTTCAGGCAGGAGATAAGACATGGCAGGATATACCCGACAAAGTACATTTACTGATGGCGATACCATCACCGCAGCATTATTTAACAATGAGTATGACCATTTATTAGCAGTTTTTAGTAATGCTACTGGTCACAAACACGATGGTACAGCTAGTGAAGGTCCAGTTATAGGACTAATAGGTGATGCTGGAGAAACAACACCGAACAATAAAGTCTTAATAGATAGTGCTAATAATCACATTGAGTTCTATATAGAAGTTAGTAGTAATCCTGTCCAACAACTCTACATAGCCGATGGAGCTATCCTACCAGTTACAGACAACGATATTGACCTCGGCTCAAGCTCTTTAGAGTTTAAAGATTTATTTATAGATGGCACAGCTAACATAGATAGCTTAGTAGCCGACACTGCAGATATTAATGGTGGCACACTAGATAACGTAACTATTGGTGGCACTACAGCAGCAGCAGCTACATTTACCACAGTTGATACATCTGGCAATGTTATTATAGGTGGTAATCTAACCGTTTCCGGGACAACAACCACAGTCAACAGTAATGAAGTTAATATCGGTGATAACATCATTGTCCTTAATTCAGATGAGACAGGAACACCATCACAGAACGGTGGGATTGAAATAGAACGAGGCACAAGCACTAACAAGACTTTAATATGGAATGAAACCACAGATAAATGGACAGTAGGTTCAGAAACTTTTGTAGCTGGTACAGTTGAAGCAGCTCTAACAGGAAACGTGACTGGTAATGTTACAGGTAATGTGACTGGTAATGTGACTGGTGATGTTACAGGAGATTTGACAGGAAACGTTACAGGTAATGTCACCGGTAATGTGACAGGAAATGTGACAGGAGACTTGACAGGCGATGTAACTGGTAATGTCGCAGGAAATCTAACAGGCTCTGTTCTAACTGCAGCCCAAACAAATATTACAAGTCTTGGTACCCTATCAAGCTTAGCAGTCTCTGGTGATTTAACTGTAGATACTTCAACACTTAAAGTAGATTCTAGTAATAATAGAGTAGGTATAGGTACTGCTTCGCCTCAAGGTAATTTAAATATTGTTCGTAGTTCATCTGGAGCTACACGTTCAGACCTTGCTCAAGAACTTGTTTTAGAACACCCATTTAATGTAGGTTTAAGTATTCTTGGTGCAGATGGTCGTATTGCATTTGGTGATAGTGCTGATAATGATGTAGGTCTTATTCGCTATGCACATGGTGTTGATAGTATGATATTTAATACTGCTGGTGTTGAAAGATTTAGAATAGACTCATCAGGCAACATAGGCATCGGTACAAGTTCTCCTAGTTCATTACTACACGTTGCAGGAGATGCTTTAGTTACAGGCAACTTGACAGTCAACGGTAATCTAACCTTTGGTAACGCAGCAACCGACACAGTTTCTTTCGGAGCTGATATTGATTCAAACATTATTCCAGACGATGACAATACTTATGACCTCGGCAGTTCTTCACAGGAATGGAAAGACTTATACATAGATGGTGTGATATATGCCGACCAAATAGACCTAGGCGACAACGAAAAGATTAGACTAGGTGCTAGTCAAGATTTAGAAATATATTCTGATGGTGCAAATTCTTTTATAGATGAAAAAGGTTCTGGCAGCTTATTAATAAGAGCTACACAATTAAGACTACAAGCAGCTAGTGGTGAAAGTTTTTTACATGGCACAGCTAATGGTGCTGTAGAACTTTATCACGACAACAGTAAAAAGTTTGAAACAACCTCATCAGGTATAGATGTTACTGGTGCTATTACTTCTTCAGGTAGTAATGACATTAATGGAACAGATGATTTAAGACTTAGGTTTTTAAATGGTGGCACATTCAAAGGTGGCATACAAGTTCCTACATCAACAGGAGATATGATAAGTGGCTCAGCAGTAGATGATTTAGCTATTAGGTCACAAACTAATATGCTTTTTGCTACTGGTGGCAATACTGAACGCATGAGAATAGACAGTTCAGGCAGACTATTAATAGGTAAAACAGCAGTTGATAATGCTACAGTTGGTTTTAGATTTGATGGTGCTTCAGGTTTTGCTTCTATTGCTAGAGATGGTGGAGAACCTTTATACCTTAACAGAAAAACATCTGATGGTATCATCCAAAAATTTGCTAAAGATGACACTGTTGTCGGTACTATTGGTACAAGAATAGGCGACATAACAATAGGAACAGGTGATACTGGTTTAAGATTTAGTGATGGTGGTGATTCTATATTACCAGCACAATCAGGTTCATCAGGTGATAGAGATGCTGCAATAGATTTAGGTGCTAGTGGTGCAAGATTCAAAGACCTTCACCTTTCTGGTAATGCTAATATAGATGGTAATCTCACAGTCTCTGGAACCACAACAACAATCGACACAACCAATCTAAATGTCGAAGACAAAAACATAACAATCAATTACTCCACAGGCGATTCAAGCTCAACAGCCGATGGTGCTGGAATTACTATCCAAGATGCGGTTGATGCTTCTACTGATGCCACTTTACTTTGGAACGCTAGTAATGATGTTTTTGAATTTTCACATGGTCTTGACTTTGGCGACAACGACAGAATCAGACTAGGTGCAAGTCAAGATTTACAAATATATCACAATGGTAATGCTAGTTTTATACAAGATACAGGTACAGGAAACTTATCTTTAAGAACTAATGGTGATGAAATTAATTTCTTTGACACAGCTAATAGCCAAACAATGCTTACTGCTCGTACTGGCGGTGCAATAAATCTAAAACACTCAGGTTCACAAAAACTAGCCACAACCTCAACAGGTATAGATGTTACAGGTACAGCAGTTGTTGATGGTTTAACATCTAGTGGTTCAGTAGCTATTACTACTACAAGTGGCTCACCCTTAACAGTAAGCGGACACGATACTTTTAACCACCCATTAAGAATTACAAATACTACTGCTTCTAAAAACTTAGATTTAAAACAAGGTACTGGTTTTGCAAGTATTTTAACAACTAGTACAGCTTTAAGTTTTCAAACAGAAAGCACAGAAAGAGCTAGATTTACTTCAACAGGTCTTGGCATAGGTACTACTTCACCAGCTAGTTTACTTGAAGTTAATGGTGGAACTGGTGCAGCAACAACAGGTGGTACAGTAATAGTAAAACAAAAAGGTGACACATTAAATGATGGTATTGCTATAACAAGTAGTAATGCTGTAAGTCATAGAATTTGGAAAGACTCCAATGGTAAATTAAATATAGGCTCATCTTCTCACCCAAGTTCTTTTGTCCAAGACTTTTCAGGCAACGTTGGCATCGGAACGAGTTCGCCAGACGAAAAGCTAGATGTAGCTGGAAATATTGTAGCTACAGAGCAAAACCCTTACATAAAAATACAAGCAGGTTCTACAGGTTCACCAAATTTAAGATTTGACCAAGACACGACAAGAAGAGCATTTTTAAGATATCAAAATGCTGGTCAGTTCGACATTATTAATGAGTATGGTGATGTCACCTTCTGGACTGGAACAAGTGGTTCTGAAAGTCAAAAGATGACTGTAAAACAAGATGGCAATGTCGGCATAGGCACTACTTCGCCTTCAGGTAGATTAACTGTTCAAGGAGCAGCAGAAGGCGATACATATTTTACAGGTGGTACAGCTAATTTAAGACTTTTAAATGTTTTTACTTCTACTGCTGGTTCTTCTGCAAACGCAGGTCACAATTTTAAAATTGCTTCAGTTGAGGGAGAGTTCATTTTTGGTAATAATACAACAGCTAATGTATTAAAAATAAAGTCATCAGGTATAGATGTTACTGGTGAAATAGAAGTTGGCGATAGTCATAAAATTGGTGATGATGGTTTCGATAATCTAGCTTTAATCTCATCAAGTGGTGAAAACTTATTACTAGGCTCTGCTAATGATTTATATTTCAACACCAACGCAACATCTCTTTCAAGCACAGGAAATACTAGAATGTATATTACTGGTACAAATGGCAATGTTGGCATAGGAACTATTTCGCCAACTAGAAAATTAGACGTAAATGCAAGTGGTACTACAATTCTTAGTAATTTTAAAAATACTGGTGGGACATCTTCATTTATTACATTTGGTAATACAAGCTCTACTGCTGACCAAATACGAGTAGGTTCTAACGGAACTGCTTTAACTCTTAGTACAAATTATGCAGAAAGATTCAGAATAGATACTTCTGGCAACGTTGGTATAGGAACTAGTTCGCCAAGTGCTAATCTGCATATAGCAAGTACTTTTCCAAGAATACTTTTAACAGATACAGATACAAATGCTGATAGTCACATTTCAGCAGGTTCGGGTGCTGGTAGTTTATTTATAAGTGCAGACATCAATAACGAATCAGCAGGAAGTATATTAGGATTTAATGTAGATGGCACTGAAAAAGCCAGAATAGACAGTTCAGGCAACGTAGGCATCGGCACGAGTTCGCCTAGTGAGAAGCTTCATGTTAATGGTGGTATAGTAAGAGTTGAAAATGGTTCAAATGTAAGCTTCTATGAAGAAGATAAAATACATTCCTATGCAACAAGTGGTTTTGTCATTGACGGTAGAGAAGGACTAACTTTAGAAACTACTACAGCAGACACAGACATCGTGTTAAACCCAACAGGCAACGTTGGTATAGGCACAACCTCACCAGCTTCAGCACTTGATGTCAGAGTTGACCAATTTGGTTTATTAAATTTACATAGACCTAATTCATCTGTTTCTGCGGCTTCTGCTTTAGATTTTAGTTTTAATACAGCTAATGGCACTGAAGCAGTTTATGCAAAAATAAGAGCAGACGTAGAGACAAACACAGATTCAGGACAAGGTGGTGACTTATCATTCCATACTGCTAATAGTGGTAGTGTTGCTGAGAAAATGCGTATCACTCAAGAAGGCAACGTTGGTATAGGAACTACTTCGCCTACTCAAGAGCTACAAGTAAATGGAAATATAAAACTAGAAACTACTGGTAGTGAGTATGTTTTTGCTGCCGCTACAGCTTCAAATAATGTTGATGCTGGACATAGGTATCATTCAAACGAAGAGTATGTGGCAACATTTACTGGTGCTTCAGAACGTATGCGTATAGACAGTTCAGGTAACTTATTGGTTGGTACTACTGATAACAATGTTACAAATAATTCAGGAAATAATCCGGGCATTAACATTGGTGTAGCAGGTATCAAAGGTTATATAGCTGCTGCTCGTTATCAAGGTCCACCATTAGCACTTAATCGTTTAAATAATAATGGAGACATTGCAATATTTGCTAAAGATGGCACAACAGTAGGTACTATTTCAATCACAGGTTCAGCCACAACTTACAACACATCATCCGATGCTAGATTAAAAGACATCACAGGGTCTGCCAGAGGTTTAGAAGTTATCAACAAACTCAACCCAGTTGCTTACGACTGGAAAGCAGATGGCAAGTCTGATGAAGGTTTGATAGCTCAAGAGGTTAAAG